TGGGCAGCAGCAGAGGCAGCATGGGCAGCAGAGGCAGCAGCAAGGGTAGCAAATGAAATGTTAGAAGAAATGATAGATAATCATTTTAAAATTAAAAATTAATTATTTACTTGACTTCAATTTTATGATATTATATTAAATAATAAAAAAGGAGATTGAAAAATAAAGAAAAACTACAAGTAAATATTTATATGCGTCTAGTGAAGAAATAGTACGTTCATTAGCAGCTCAATGGATGCAGGATAATTTGGAAATTTTTATAAAATACGAAACTCCTCAAAAAACTGAAGAAGGATATATAATAAAAGTTACTTATATTTTAAAGGATGAAAAAAGATGAAAATTTGCATTACATCAGATGTTCATTACGGGCACACTTCTAAAAAAAGAGTTGAACATCTAGTTCATAATATTATACAATCTAAACCAGATATTATTATATTGGCTGGAGATAATGCTGAACCTGGAAATAATAATATGGCTAATTGTTTAGATATTTTTAATAAATCTTCAGCAATTAAAGGATTGATTCTCGGAAATCATGATTTGTGGAAAATTTATTCAGATCATCCATCTACAAATGACCTATGGGAATGTATATATCCTAATTTAGCTAAAGAAAAAGATTTTATTTGGATGGAAGATGAAATTATATATTTTGATAATATAGCCATAATAGGATCTATAGCTTGGTATGATTATTCTAATGCTGAAAGTTTTACAATGTTAAGTGATAATTTTTATTATTCTCAAAAGAAAAAATATAATAATGATGGAAGATTTATAACATGGGGAAAAACTGATATTGAATTCGCTAAAGAATGTAGAGAAAATCTGATTAAAAGATTACAAATATGTGAGGATGACCCAAATATTGATACAGTAATTGTAGTAACACATGTTCCTATTTTTTCTCAACAAATGGTGTCATCTATATATGATGATCCAAGGGGAAATGCATATTTTGGTCATTTTACTTTAGGTAAAGAAGTTTTAAAATTTGATAAAGTAAAGCATGTTGTTTCTGGTCACACTCATCGTGGAATAAAATATGAAATTGATGGCTTAACATTAGAAACAATTGGATCTGATTATGGTAAACCTACTTATATTCAAATTGAAATTTAAAGGAGATTGAAAATGAAATGGTGTAATAACAAAGAGTGCGAAGATTACGAACCAATTGAGGATAATCATTGTTCAAGAACATCAACTATTAGTCATTGTGACAAAGTAATACCTCTTACAATAGAATCAAATTTTAGGAAAAATGCTTTACGTATTTCACCTAAACAACTTGAATTTTTAAATAGTATCTATTATATTGATAGTGGGCGTGAATCTTATTGGGAATGCTTTAGAAATGAGTATAGAACTGCGATTGCTCTATTTAATAAAGGTATGATTGAATTTGAACATGGTGAAATTCCTCATAAAGACGATTCACACTTTATGGCTAGAATGTCTGAGAAAGGATGGTCATGGAGAATAGGGATTACGAAATGAAATTATAAATAATATGTATGAGTAATAAACTAAAAGATAAAGAAACTATTGAAAGGAGATTTAAAATGGAAATTATAGTAGCTATGGCTGTATTGATATTTATTATTTTTATAAATACAATGAATAAAAATAATAAAGTCGTAATTAATAACCATAGATTGATAGCAAATGATAAAGGCACCTATACATTAGAAAAATATAATCAATGGCTTTTAGCATATGAACCTATATATTATAATGTTACTCACAAAGAAGCAAATAATATCATATCCAATTTAAATCGTAAAATAAAAAATTATTAATTAATTATAGTTAATCTTCACCATCTTCATTAACGCTATTTATTATTTTACTTATAATTTCTTCTGAAGTTGCTATCACTACTTGACTATTATTTATATGTGGATTAGTTCCAGAATCACTTCTAGGCTTAGATTCTTTTTCAGCTTTATTTAACATCATCAATGTATTTAGAGCTTTATCTACTCCAGAAATCAACGTACTAACTGCTTCACTATTCCTAGGAATAGTTTCTTCTTGTTGTGCTACAATAGCTTTATCTAAGGCAGTATTAGCTTTATCTACTAGAGTTTTCAAATTAGATCGAATAAAATTAGAATCTGGTAAGTTTTCAATTGCAGTTTCAGGAAGATTATTAGAATCTTCCTCAATTATCACTAATTCTTTATCTTCATTCTTTTCTATAGGATCTACATTAAATATTTCTTCTAATCCTGATGCTTTCATAATTCTTTTTTATTCATTTAACATTAATTCTCTTTGATTAGGAGGGACTTCACACAGTAGACTGTCTACATTTTTATTATTTTCTTGAGTGTTATCATCAGATACTTCTATCCAACCCTTTCCAGTACAACCATTGCAAATAACTTCAATATTTCTTTCTAATTCCTTAATTGTTTGATTTCCACTTCCTTGACAAACAGGGCAAATTTCCGCATGCATATATTTCTCCTATTTTTTAATAATTTTAAGTTTTAAATATTATTATATAATTTAAAATAATTCTAGCCATGTTAAAGCAACTTTGACTTCAGTTGATTGATCTGAACTTGCTGTTATTACTAAATTTTCACCAGGATTAATATTAACATCAAATGGTATTGTAAAATTATCAGAAGAATTTTTGGATAATTCAAAAATAAATAATTCAGTACCACCTGCACTTGTAGATACTGTAGTACCATCAATATCATATTCAGTAGTAGAGGTATTTAAATTAATATTATTATAATTAACTGGCCCGAATACCTCAGCATTTAATAAAACTCTAAATTCAACATCTTTATTTCCTTCATTTGTTACTGATAAAAATTTTGGTTTAATTCTAACTCTATTTATTATTGAATGATATATACTTTTATTTCTAACTGTTAAAATATTATTTTCAGTAGTAATTCCAGATTTAGTATTACTTTTAGATTTTATAAGAGATGATGCAGTATGCTCATCTCTGCCTTCTATAAATGCCCCCATTGATGAAGTGTTCAGTTGAATATTAGTAGTATTAGTAGTATTTTCTACTTTAGCATATAATGGTAAAGTAGGATTATGAATAGATGTATCAATATACGTATTAGCATATCGTATAGTATGAATTAATATTAATTTACCATTGATAGGATTTTCAATATAGTATTTTATTGCTCCATACCCTAACCATTGATATCTAATTTGAAATACATTACCTTTAGTAAAATCTATTAATGGTAATACATTATTTCCATTAGCTAAATCACCGTTCCAATTAGTTTGAGGAACCCAAAATTCAGCTCCATCATGTCTCCTCAAAACTCCAAATGTTTCATCTATACATCCTACGAAAAATCCATCTAAATCATCTCCTATTCCAATTAATTGAGAAGATCCGGATATCCCAGGAGTAAATACAGCAGTAAATCTGGCTAATGCACCTTGTCCAGGATTATATTTTAAAGTTCTTTTAGATTCTAATTTAGCATAACTATTACTATTAGCACTAGTTTGTAAAATAGCTTTAGTATTAGCTTGAGTTACTATACCTGTACCAGAAGTTGAAATTGTTACCAAATCAAGATTTATATTATATGGAAATTGTAATTGAACTCTAGGAACAGTTTCAGCTACTAGCAATTCATCAAATGCTGTTTTTTGTTGATCTTGTTCCGATATAGCATTAAATATAGAATCTAATTTTCCTAAATTATTATTAGTATTATTTTCTGCCACTCCTTATCTCCTTATTTATTAAATAAAGCTTTTGATGTATTATAAATCCATTCAGCTTGTTTAGGAGCAAATGATTTTTCTTTTTTATAATAATTCATAATTCCATTGGCCATTTTTAGCATTTCTTTACTTTCATCATTAGATGATTTTTTTAAAGTACCTATAATAGCTTCTAAAGTTCCTTTTGCTTTATCTATTGAATTTTCATTTAATATATTTTCTATCTTTGTTAATATGTTCATTATTATTCCTTTTTTAAATTATTTATAAAATCTTATGGTATTTCCGAAATCCAAGTGTCTTCTAACACATTAAAATTACTAGGATCAGAACCACTAACAACATATGAATAAGTTGTTAAATGTACAGCACTAGTTTCTGGAACTAAACTACTATCATAAAATTCAGCTTTAACATTTTTAATTATAGAACTAGCTAAAATAGGACGATAAAACCAACAATCTACATCAAATGCTAATTCACATTCTATTCTTTTTATTTCTCCCTCTTCAACTTCATCTATAAAATTTGGTTCTATTGAAACCAAATTTACTTTTATATCTCTTGTAAATTCTGGTAGAAAACTAAATTCTTGAATAGTAATTGTTTCATATGGTGTAAATTGTGGTAAAATTTGTTCTAATATATTTTCCATTTCAGATAAACTCTTAGAAATAATAGATAAAGAGTATGATATTGTATATGGAACATGTCCAATTATTTTTTGTATACTTTCAGAAGTACCATTAAAATATTTCATTAATGGTTGCAAATGACCACCTCTACTTTTAGTAGAATTTTTAGAGATGGCAGTAATTATAATTGACATCATAGGTAAAAATTTGTTAAAATCTGATTTAGATACTTTTGAAATACTAGATAAAAATTTACCTTTATGACCAAATACAATTGGTACTTGTCTATAATTAATAACAGTACCATCTGAATTTAATTTAGCTACTTGCAATTCATTAAATATAGATATAACTGCTATATTAATTTTACGTAATATTTGAGGAAAGAAAAATTGACGACTCATATTATTTTTCCTTTTGTATTTTTAATCTAATTGCTTCTTCTAATTTAATAGCCATATTTGTTTTTGAATGATCTGGTATAGAATTAAGATTATTTAAGGACTCAATAAGTGACCATTTTTTCTTAAGTTTATCCTCAAAGGATTTTTCCATCTTTTTTTTAATAATTGTTGATGTACGTATATAATTTTTGAATCCCATATTATCTCTTTATTTTAAATTATTTACATATTGTATAATAGAAAAACAGTTTAAATCTCATTTTCTATTTTATCTAGAGCTTTTCTAGTATCAATAGGATTAAAACTATTTATTTCTCTATAAATATAGTTGCCATTAAATTTATATCCTATAGTAGTTTCTAAAATAATACCAAAATTTTTACTATTTTTTATAATATAGTGTTTTTGAGAAGTCGATAGTGGGCTATAAAATTCAAAATTTAACGAATTGCCGTATTTTTTATATCTTATGCTATTTGTTTCTTTTAAAAATTTATATAATCCTTTATCTTTATCTTTATCAATATTTAAGTCACTATTTATATCTCTATGATCTAATCCTTTAAAATTTAAAAATTTACCATTTGATAATAAAAAATTTGGAGTAGAGAATATTCTTTTAGAACTAAGACCATAAAAATTTATAGCTTTCTGTAATAAATTTTTTTTTGATTCTATTAAAAATTGTTTAAATTTCATATTTTATTCCCAGTCACCAAATGGATCAATATCACCTGGTTTTTCTATTATAAAATCGGCAGCTGAAACTATATGACTAGTTCCATCATTAAATAGTGGATCTTCATCTTCATAATCTTCAATTCCAATATTTGGGGTAACTTCTTCTCCTGAAATATCAGCTGGTTGAAGTAATAATTTATAAGCAAATTTATATTCTAAAAAAACCCCTTCATCATCTTTAACATCAGCTATCTGAAATAGTCTACCTGAATAATTAAATTTAATAAAATCACCTTCGTTAGGTCTTTCATCATCACCGACAGTTTCTTCGAAATAATTCTTAGATAAAATTACTTCTGTTTCGTCGACATCTTCTATTCCAAAACGTGTTAGAATAGAAATCTCATCCATTGTAGTACCATGGACTTTCATATCATATCTAGCTGATATGAGCGGCTTGGTGTCATCCAAATATAATGAATCCTTCTCAGCATCTCTATCTACTCGCATGTAAGAAATCGATAATCCATATAAATTTATTCTTTCATCTAATACTTTAGCAAATAAATTTCTATCTTTAGTATTTGTGATATCAAAACTCATTTAATTCCCATTAATTTGAATAGATACTTTCTAACGTCCGTGCCATCTTCTAATTTATTAACTATAGTTTCAGGAACTATAACTCCCAAATAAATTTGATTTCTTGATGATCCTAATGTACAATCAATAACTTTATTATTTTCAATATTCCAAGCATGTAGGGAGAAATTTATAAATTTCTCCCCTATAAGCAATCTTTCTACTACTTTCTTATCAAAAACTACTCCAACAGATAATTTTATATTAGGGTTTTCTTTAGCTTTTTTTAAAGAATTAAGATAACATAATTGATCTATAGTTCCCTTTACTGATCCCTTTATTTTATCAAATAATTGAAAATTTTTAGGTATAGGATACGATCCATAATTCTTATAAACTACATTCCATTTATCTATAATTTCTTTAGCAGTGAATTTATTTTCTAATAAATATTTTTTAAATCTCAAACGTATATTACCTCAACTAAATTTTTTAATTTAACAGGACTTTTAGTATGTACTTCTGTTAAAGCATAATATTGAAAATCATTTTTATTTCCATTAATAGCTACCCAATTATCATATAAAGTTCTTTCTTTATTTAATAAATTTTCTTTTCTTTGGCCGCTAGGAATAAAATTTTTAGTAGAACTAAATTTAAAAACTAATACCACTCTTTTTCCTAATTTATCTGGATTTGGTCTTTTTTGTTTTTCAAAATTATACTCTCCTCCCATAAAGGAATATCCTTTGGCTGTATATGGATCAGGTGTTAAAAATACCTTACCATGTACTCCTAAATGATCAAATGCGACAGTTGGTTTTAGAGCTTTATCTTGTTTTATGCTATCAAATATTTTTTCTCTAGTACCATGAAATAAATATATAGGCTTATCTTCCCACCATCCAACATGGTTATATTTTTTAAGTGCTCCTGATGCTTCTTCTAAATATTCTTTAAATCTCATATATTTTTTATCCTACCATAAATCCCAATGGGCTAGCATATTTTTCTATTAATTCTTCATCTAATTTTTCTTTATCTAATTTCCCTTCTTCTAAATACATGCTAGCATTTAAAGTAGAACCGTCAGGTAACGGAGTTCCTTCATATTTACCATATATTAATCCTAATGAAATTTTAGATAATGCTAAAACATATTGTTTAATCCATATTTCATTATATAAAGGAGAAGAACCTGTTCCAGGATCATATTCAGTATATATTTCTAAAACTCCAGAGTGATTTTCTGCAGGTATAGGAGTAACAGTTAAAGTATTACCATATTTATTATATTGAAGAAAAAATGAAACTGTTAATAAATTTCTAGACATTTCTACATATTGCATACCTAATTCATATGTTGTTAACCCAGAATAACCACCTGTATCCCAAAGTAAATTATCAAAAGCACCCTGATTATATAAAATATTCATACTAGAAAATGGAGTATTAATTCCTCCAGAAGCAGTATCAGATTCAAAATTACTAACACATTTAGTTCCCGATGGTAAATTATAAGTATCAATTCCAGCTGATAAAGTTAATACATAAGCACTAGAATAGATAACATCCTCACTATATTCTGAAAACTTTTGTATGGCGGTGTCAATGTGTTGCTCTATCGCTGAATCGCTAAGCTCCACATTAACGGTATTCCCGCCTATTTCACGATATATCCAATTTACTAATTGAAGCTTAGTTGTTACATTACCAGATACTGCCATTATAATATGTTACCTATCCTTTTTAATATTTCTTCCTTATTGTCTTTCCATTCATAATCGAATATTTCTATATATTCGCATCCATACTTTTCTATCATATGTTGCTTCTTAATTTGATCTCGTATATAAGTGTCCTTTAAGCTACCACCAAATGGACAAGTTTCATCTATATTATTTTCAACTAGCTGATCATATTTCTCTTTATTAATATGCCAACATGAACCATGATATTCTATAACTAAAATAATATTTTTAGTATCTTTTAGTCTAATTACGAAATCATATGCACCTGCCTTTATTTCAGGTTTATTAATATATTGAGTCCATTCTCTTTTATTTTTATCATTATCGTCACCATAATATAATTCATAATTCATATTTTGATCTAAATAAAAATGACTAATTATTTCTTTAATCATATTAGTAGCTTCTTTAGATTTACCAGTCATATAATTACCATTTAATGCTCTAGTTTCAGCAGATAGATAACCTCCCTTAGTATAACTTGTTAATCCATTTTCATCTTTAATTTTTCTGGTTTTTACCATTTTTATAGTACCTATTTGAATACTATCAAGGCCATTTTCATCTATATTATTCTTTTTAGATGCTACTACTTTATATGCTATAGTTTTACTTATTGTCATTCCGGTAACAGGATCTATATTCTTTTTAGTTTTACTAGATTTTAGCGCACCTCTTTGAAATCCATTATTACCATTTTCATCTATATTATTTAGATTACCTTCTCTGCTTTTTTCACCACGTATTTTACTTTTACTTTTACCTGTAATTGGATCTACTTGAGACCATAATTTACTATTATAAGCACCCATTCTTTCATAAGAATTTAACCCATTTCATCTACATCGTCTCTTTTATATTTTGTTATACATTCAGCATTGCCACAAACAGTAGAATATCCTGTTTTAAATCCATAAAAGTTTACTAAACTATCACAATATTTACATAATTGAATAGAATTTAAATTATGTACTATATGATAAATTCTTTCAGCTATAGTATGTTTTCTATCTAAATAAAAAGTTATAATATTTAAATCCTCGTATTCTTTTTTAAATCTACGTTTAAAAATAGCTGAACTATTTCTATCCCAAGGTCTTCCATCTAGATAAATTTTAATACATTCACTTAATTCTTTCCTATTCATTTGTTCTAACTCCTTATATAAATATTTTTATAGAGGGACAGTAGGCAACTAACTCCGCCTATGATTATATGCACCCACATATAATCTTACCTCTATTTTAATTATTTATATAAAGTAATTTTTAAACAAATAGAAAGGCCTCGTTAATTCATTTTAACGAGGCCTTTTCGAATATTAAATGATTATGAATATTATCTAGAAGACAAACATTATCATAGCAATATCTAATCCAAAACCATAATATGCCCACCATGGGGGTTAGTTATTATCTTATAACTTTCTAATGTAGAACCTAATATACCATATATAATAACTAATATAAATATTGCGATTACTTTATACATTTTTCAATCTCCTTATTAATTTTTAATTTATATTATATAATATCATAAAACAAAAGTCAAGTAAATAATAAAATATAAATAATTAAAAAGTAAGTCAATGTAACTAAAAAAATATTATATGAATATACCAAATACCTCTCAAATAGATCCACATTCAATACCATTCAATACTCCTCTACCTGGAAGTTTAAAAGAATTACCTAGGTGGGCGACTTATCAGGGAAATAAACTGATCAAGAAGTCAAATGTAAAAATTCAATTTGAAGAATGGCAAATTGAGGAGATAGCTAAATGTGTAAATGATGTAACTTATTTTGTTGAAAATTTTGTATATATAATTTCTCCAGATAAAGGAAAACATTTAATTGAATTATATGATATACAATATGATTATTTAAGACATTTAGATGATAATCGATTTAGTATTGTCATGGCAAGTAGACAAGTAGGAAAATCTACATGTTGTGCTATATATGTATTGTGGTATATTTTATTTAAAAGTCAACAAAAAGCTGTCATTATAGCTAATAAGGAAAAAATAGCCAAGGACATCTTCCAAAAGGTAAGAATTGCCTATGAGCAACTTCCAATATGGTTACAAATAGGAGTAAAAGAATGGGCTAAAACATCTTGTGTTTTAGAAAATGGTAGTTCTTGTTCATGTGAAGCTACTACAGAAGATGGTATGCGTGGAATTACAGGATCCTTGATAATTCTAGATGAATATGCGTTTATCAAAAAAAATATTGCCGATGAATTCTATACTAGTATGTATCCTGTCATCACTTCTAGTAAATCTTCTAAGCTTGTAATTGTAAGTACGCCCAAGGGACTGAATCATTTCCATCATATGTGGAAAGCTGCTATTAATAAAATTAGTACATTTGCTCATTTTTTAATGTTATGGAGTCAAATACCTGGTAGAGATGAAGAGTGGAAAGAAGAAACTATAAAAAATATTGGGGAGCGTAGATGGCGTCAAGAATTTTCGTGTGAGTTTTTAGGGTCATCTAAAACTTTAATACAGCCAGAATCTTTAGAAGCATTTACCTCATTAGACCCTATAGAAACTAAATATGATGGTTATTTTAAAATATATAAGAAACCTATTAAGAATCACCAATATGTAGTAGGTGGAGATATCGCTAAAGGCACAGGTGGCGATTACTCTACTGCACAAGTTTTAGATATAACTACATTTCCAGTTAAACAAGTCGCTGTATATAGAAATAATACAATTGGAACTAGAGCATTTGCTAATTTGATAGTAGATATTTGTGAAATGTATAACGACTCATATCTCATGTTAGAAAACAACGATATCGGACATGGTGTAGTTGACTTAGTTTGGCGAGATATAGAATACGAAAATCTTGTAAATTTTAGTTATGACAAAAAGAATAAAGCTGAAATAGGTATACGTTCTACTAAAAAATCTAAATCCGTAGGGTGTGATCTATTAAAAGAAATGATTGAAGAAAATAAAGTAGAAATTATAGATGCTGACACTATATATGAGTTATCAAATTTTACAGAATTTAGGGAAGGAATTTTTAAAGCGGCAGATGGAGAACATGATGATTTAGTTATGGCTTTATTATGGGTATTGTTCGTTTTTAAAACAGAATGGGTCGATAAAGATGAAATGTTAATAATTGAAAAGGTTGAAGAAAGAGAAGAGGAAGAACCAGTAGATCCGGTATTAGGAGATGAAGCACAAGATAAAGAAATAATGAGTTTAAATTGGACAGCAATATAAAAAATTGAAAAAGTAAAAATTAATTTATATAAATAATTAAAATAAATATAAGGAGAATTTTTTATAGAATGGATATATTAGATAAAATTAATGAAAAACTAAATAAGGAAGTAATTAGAGAAGGCAAGCCCAGTCATCAAATAGAATCAAAGGATTTGATTAATTATAAATTGAAACAAATTATAGCCAGATCTATCAGTGGAGAAAAACTTAGTAAAGCATTATTTTTTAATTATAATTTTAAAGATGGTTCATTTATTACAGTAGAAAAAAATAAGAAAGAAATTGGAAGATTTAAGGAAAAAGATTCTAATAAAGCAATAGAATTATATAATTCTATTTAGAGAAAAAGATAGATATTTATCGCATTTAAATGAAGCCCAAGATCTAAATGAATTAGGAGCTACTTGTGAATGGTTAGATGAATATCATTATAATCCTAGTAAAATAAAGAAATTATACCATGAAGGAGAACACCCAGAAGGGTGGATAAATAAAAGATTAAAAAGATAAATATAAATAATTAAAAAGAAGATTTAAAGGAGATAAATAAAATGCCAGGTGTTCAACTTAGCCCAGGTGTAAAAATCACTGAGGAAGATCAAAGTACTAGAATATCGCCAGCTGCTGTTTCAATTGGTGTATATGTAGGTCGTAGCATTAAAGGTCCAGTTTGGAGTCAGACACTTGTTACAAATGAAAGGGAATTTGCAGAATTGTTCGGTGATCCAACTGATGATAATTATGAAGATTTTTTCACAGCTGCTGGATTTTTAACTTATGGTAATACATTATATTACACAAGAGTTGTAGATGCTGCAACTGCACAAAATGCTCAAATTGATGTTACTACAACATCTGCATCTGCGGGTACTGGAGATTATATTGCAGATTGGGAAGATTATACACCAAGTTTTGGCGGAACTGATAAATTTCAATTCTTTGCTAAATATCCAGGTGCATATGGAAATACAGAATTTAAATTAGTACTGATTAATAATACCGATTGGGCTAATATTTCTACAGTTGCAGCTGTTTCTGCGTATGAATCAGATGTTGATACTGGACCAAGCACTACAGATGAATCAGTTATTTTAGTCTATGTTAAAAATGTAGATGGTGATTATGAATACCAAGAACAATGGTTAGTATCAGATACTGCGGGAACTAAAGATAATTTTGGTAACAATATTTACATCAATGAAAGAATTAATAGAGGGTCAAAGTATATATTAGCCTTTAATAATACTAGTACCTCAGGCGAACCTGAGTCATTTGGTCAATTATTACCAGCAGGTGGTGTAGATGGAACAGAAAATGAAAGTGATATTGTAGATGGGTATGCATTATATGATAATCCTGAAGATATATCAATTAATTATGTTATCGGTGGTAGTCATACAGTGGTAGCTACTCAAAGTAGTTTAATCACTCTAGCCGATGTAACAAGAGCAGATTGTATAGCAATCTTAGATGTTCCAAAAACCGATGTAGTTAATATAGCTAATCAAAGCACAGCTATTAGTAATGTAGTTGATTTTAGAAAGAACGAACTAAATGCTAATGCCAAAAGAGCTGCTCTGTACGCCAATTGGCTGAACATTTACGACAAATATTCGGATGTATATAGATGGGTACCTTGCTCTGGATATGTAGCTGGTATTTATGCCCATAGTGCTAATGTAACAGATGCTTGGAGGGCACCTGCTGGGTTAAATAGAGGAATACTTAATAATATTGTTAGAGTAGCAATTAATCCTAATTTAGCACAAAGAGATACTTTATATAAAAATCAAATAAATAGTATAGTTAAATTCCCTGGACAAGGTACAGTAGTGTGGGGGCAAAAGACTTTATTATCAAAACCTTCTAGCTTTGATCGAGTGAACGTGGTGAACTTGTTTAATTATTTGGAATCTTCTATAAAAGTGAGTGCGAAATATGTTACATTCGAACCGAATGATGATTTAACAGTTGCAATGTATAGAAATATGGTTGAACCATTCTTAGATGACGTAGTTGGTCGTAGAGGAATTGTAGAATATGTCTTAGAATTTGATAGAGATCCCGAACTTATCGAGAATAATCGATTTGTTGTTAGGCATTTTATAAAGCCAACAAAGGCTGCTGAATTTATTCAGCTAATATTTATCAGTTCGCGACAGGATGCAAATTTTAGTGAAATAGGATAAACTTTAACTTATAATTTAATAACGAGGACAGCGATTGATCCCGTTGGAATTACTTCGTTTAATTCCTTACTCGTTATTAAATTATTATAAATAATTAAAAAAGAGGATTTGATGGATATATTAAATAAAATAGATAATATTTTAAATGAAAAATCTAAAAGACCAGAATTAAAAAAGGAAACTATGTTACTTATAGATCTGGAACTAAATATGAAGGTGAAAGTGGAATAGTTGTTAGTAAAGAAACTACTGGTAATTATACTCTTAAAATGGATGATGGTAGTAAAATAACAGAAGTCCCTAGAGATGATTTAATTTTAAATAAAAAATAATTAAAAGAAGAATTAATATTGATATATTAAAGAAAATAGATAATATTTTAAATGAAAAATTAAAAACTATGACAGATCATGCCAATGCTATATTAGATATATATGAAAAAATGGCAGCAAAGGGGGATCCTAAATCAATAGATTTTAAAGATATGTATTTAGATTATGCGGGGTTTCACCGTTTAGTTCCTAAAGATTTAAAGGCTGAAATTAAAAAACAAGTAAAAGAAAGAAAAATTAAAGTAAGATTAAGTTAGTAATAAAAAATAAACTTTGGCGGGGACAGCCACTAGGTTGGGAATGCCTCCTCCCTTACCCGTCACATATAAAAAAAATGAATGTACCAGGAAAAATAAAAAAGAAAAAATTAAAAAAGAATAAACCTCATAAATTAGATAAATGTAATTTAAAATTTAAAATATGTGGTGCTACTATTGATCCTGATAATATTACATTTGATATTATGATTAGTAAAAGAGGCTATGAATTTATATATAAGGAAGGAAAATAGATGGATATAATAGATAAAATTAATGAAAAATTAAATGATGAAGTAATTGAAGAAAGTAAGACTTTGAAGTTTGCGGAATTTTTAAAAAATGATGCTACTTTTTATGAATATAAACCTATACTTCAAGCTATCATAATTGGGTTGATGAGAGGCGGGGATGCTATAGGTGGCGAAGTGAGTAAAGATATGGACAAAGCCGCTAAAAAGATAGATGAGGCCGTAACATTAATTAATAAAGCATTAGTAAAATTTAAATAAGAGAAATATGAATATTATAGATAAAATTAATGATAAGTTGAATGAGGAAGTAATAGAAGAAGCATCCATTGGTAAAAATTTTGCAGGTCTTGTGGAGTTAGTGCGTAGAGCAGAAAAAATTTCAAGAAGTACGGGTGTACTATATAATCAATTTCATAAAGAAGGCGATAAATTAAAAGAAATGGGCATATTAATAAAAGCTAATGAGTCTATTAAAAAGGCCCAAGATTTATTAAATAAAATAGGAGTTTAAAATATAATGGCATTTTCAGTAAATGATTTTAGATCAAAAGTTAGAGATTTGGCCAAGAATTATATGTTCGAGGTGGAAATCGTGTTCCCCGTAGCTATAGGTTCATCCGATCTAGTTAACATACTAGCACAATCTACTAGTATTCCAGGTAGAACTGCAGAAGCGATAGATGCACCATTCATGTCACAACAATATAAATTGGCAGGTGGAATTACATATGATCCATGGACAGTGACATTTAGAGTAGATGATAATTATGATATCTATAAAAAATTTAGAGCATGGTCAGAATTAATAAAAGGAACAGAATCTAATATTGCAGCATTCCCAGCGCAATATAAGGCCCGTCCGGCAATTTTTCAGCTAGATAATTCTGGTAATAGACTTAATAAAATTACATTGATTGGAGCATGGCCAAGTGTAGTTGCTGAAATAGCAGTCGATACTACAACTTCTGACATCCAAAATTTCGACGTTACTTTCGAAATGGATTCGAATATTTTCTCAGTAGAATAATATAAAGGATAAAAAAAGAATATAATTGAATGATGATGTGATTGAAGAAGCTAGATCAGCTAAACTAGAAATAGAATTTTATGCTGGTAACAATCCCAAAAAAGTTTTAGATTTTATATCAAATGATCTAGAAACAGTTATATTTGATAATTTTGAAACTGATATAGAAGAGTTTAAAGATACTTATCCTAAAGATACACCAAGTAAATATAAAGCTAAAATAGAAGTAATACAAATAAAATAAAAGGGAGGGTAATTAAATTACCCTCACAGCTCCTTCCGCATGTAACACCCTAGATTGAATACTCCTTGTAAAATAATCATACCATAAATTAAATTATCAAACTAAAATTCAGGAGGATTGTCTAATGTCTGATATAGACAAACTATTAAAACAAGTTCAAGAAGAAACTTATACGTTCAAAATACCTTTATTGAGTGATAAAAATCAAGAAGTAGAAATAAGAACAATTAAAACAAAAGATCAAAAGAGTTTAACTGTAGAATCACAAGAAGTTAAAAATGACATAGACAAGCTAGTCTTGCTTTTAAAACTTTTAGATAAATGTATAGTAAAAAATTCTAAACCATTGGGGGATATGTTATTTGAAGATTTTCTATGGTTATTAATAAAACTTAGATCTAAATCATTTGGGGAAGAAATTACATTAAAATCAAATTGTAAACATTGTACATATGATAATAATACAGTCACTATAAATTTAGAAAAAGATATTATTATAAATTATTTAGAAAATTTACAAAATAAACCTATTCAATTAACTCCATCTATAACACTTTCTTTAGGGTTTATAACTGTAAATGAAGCTCTAGAAATTTTAAAATTTGAATTAGAAGAAGATAAAACTATTGCTACATTTGCTACAATGATAAAACAAATTGAATTGAATGAAGAAATTTTAGATATTAATTTGCTAGAAGAAAAAATGTTATTTTTAGAAGAATTATCAGAAACTGATTTAGAAAAATTTATGACATTTTTAGAAAATAATGAATTTGGACTTAATATAAAAACTTCATTCAATTGCGGCGGTAAAATAATAGAAGGTAAAGAAAATAATGGTTGTGGAAGAAGTAATGAAGTAGAATTAAATGGATTTGAAATAATAAGTTTTTTTTAAATATTGTTTGCAATTATGAACTTGAAGATATTTTATCAGAAATATTTTATTTAACTTATTATACAAATTTAACACCTGAATACATAGAAAATATGCCTTTGTGGGAAAGAGAATTTCATATATATTCATTAATTAATAAATTAAAAAAAGAACAAGAAGAGAATTAAAGAAGAGTAAAAATGCCTACTAAAGAAGAACAAATAAATCAAGATAGATTAAAAGCTTTAATGACCAATAATAAAGATTTTAAAGCTGCTATCGAGCAGTATAAGAAATCTACAGAAGCTTCTAATCAATTGACAAATCTTGTTAAGAAGCAACAAATAGAAATAATAAAGGGACAATCCCAAATAGTCAAACAGGGTAGTACTTTAAAACAATTTGTTGCTAAACAATCTCCTTTAATGGCTAAAACATTTCAGTTTTTAAAAGCTAGGAAAGAAGGGAAAGAAGCTGGTAAATTAAGAAGCATTTTCAATTTAAAAACATTAGGGCCTACCTTAATTAAAGGATTATCTTTAGGATTAATGAAATTTGGAGTAGGAGGAGCAATAGGGGCAGCTAAAATTATTGATTTAACTGAACAATTTCAAGAATTTAGAAAAGAATCTGAAGATAATCAAAGAGAAGCTGCTATTGGTATCATTGATCAATTAATGAAAGATGGTAAAACTCAAGAAGAAGTAATTAATCAATTAAAAAAAGATGGATTAAAAGCTAGAGAAGCTAATTTAACTTTTGAAGCATATAGAGATTCCTTAGATAAACAAATAGTAGAACAAGTTAAACAAGGAGATATAGAAGAAGATAAAGATGACGCAGTCATTGAAATTCAAAAAGAATCTATAGAAGCTTCTATTAAAGCTAGTGATATAATAGATGAAGCTCTTAATTTATTATTATTTGAGCAAGAAGAAACTACTAAAGAATTACAATTACAAAGAGTTACTGCTGAAAAAAGGTTAGAATTAGAAAAACAAATTGAACAAAATGAAGCACTTAGACATACTGAATTAATGGATTCTAGGAAGGAAGTTTCTGAAGAATCTGGAGGATTCTTCAGTTCTCTATTGGGTAGCTTCACTGGATTAAAGAAAGGGTTTGGTATGTTAGGAGGAATTGTTACTAAAATAGGAGGATTAATAACAATGTTAGCTCCTGTGGTAGCAGTAGCTGCTACTGCGTTTATAGCATATAAAGTAGGTGGATTTATTAATAAAGGAATTAATAAAGTCGTTGAATTTTTTACTGGTACTAAAGGAGAAACTTTAGGGGGATTATTATTTGATTTTCTACATCCTAGTGTTGAAAGTAGAAAAATAGCTCAAGATAAATTTTTTGCTACTAGAGAAGGACAAAAAATTTTAAAAACTGCCAAAGAAAAAGGATTTAAAGTAACTGCAACTACTACTAGAAAAGAACTAGATGATTTCCTCTTAGAATATAATAAGCAATTAAGAGCTGAAAAACAAAAAACTAGAACACAAGAAATAAATCAAATAGAAAAAATTAACAAAAAGAAATTGACAGAAGAAAGAAAAAATAGAAGAGAAGAAGATAGAATTTTTCAAGAAAAAATATTAACTGAAAGAAATGAATCATTAGCAGCTAATATAAATATAAATCAAAATAATGGTACTAGATTAGATAAAATACCAGCTAATTCAGATGATCTTCAATTTGCATTGATGGCAAAAGGAGGAATTAGTTAAAATGCCTATACAACCAGTAACAATTCCAAAAAATTGGGCTAAAATGTTTAATATTGATAAAGAAGAAAATATTGATAATATGTTTTTAATTTTTAGAACATATCCCGCTCCAGTTTTAGCAGTTGAAAATATAGGAAGAGATAATATGTATTCCTTCCCAGATAAGGCAAATGCTTTAGAGCAATATAATTTCTTTTATCCTAAAGATAATATTTCTGAAAAAATAGATCACGTATATAGTGAAAACAATTCAGCTGTTATAGAATCATTAACTAGAACTAGACAGGCAATAGGTGGTAAATTAGGGGCAGCAGTACAAATAAGTACAGCAGGTAGACAAGGAGTCTTACATGAAGAACCTTTTCTATATAGTAAAACTGAAAGAAGATCTTTTTCTATAAATTTAATGTTAATTGCATATAGCGATTTAGAAGAAGATATTTATGGACCTATTAAATTTTTCAGAAATAATTCATATCCTACAAGATTAACAGGAACAGGGATTACTACTAATATTGCAGGAGGGCAAAGATTAGGTAGAATTCAAAATCCAAATATATTTAGAATTAGTGGAGGATTATTCAATACTAATCAAGTAAATGATAGTTTTTATATTCTTAATAATATAAATGTAGATTATAATACGGATATAAAATTCCTTAAAGAAGGATACCCAATGCAAGCTATGTTAACTTTAGATTTTACTGAATTAGTTCAAATGTATGCTGATAAATTTAGAGCAGTAGAAGCTAAAATTAATGTAAAATTAGAAGATCAAGAAGTAGTATCACAATCTTTAAGTGATGTTGTAAAAGAAAATATACAAAATACTATTAAAAATAGTCCAATTGTTAGAGCTGCTAAAAATGCACCTACTATAATAGAGCAAGAAGTGAAAAGAAAAGTAACTGAAATGGTTAAAGAAAATCCATTATATAAACAGGTTACTAGTATTACTGATATTGATCCTAGACAAAGACTTGAAGTTGAAAAAATTACAAATAATAGTCCTTTATTTAAAAAGATTTTAAATATTACAGATATTAAAACTAATCATAAAGAAGAAGTTGATAATATATTGAGAAAAATTAGAGGTTAAATATATATATGGCTATTGCTAGAAGAAGTAATACTAAATCAATTATAAGAGTTTTGGGAAAAATTACATTAAATAATCAAGAAATGACTAATATATTTCATAAACTTAAAATTGAACAACCAGGATTACAAGATGCTGATTTATATGAAGAATATATTATAGAAGATAAAGATAGATGGGATGTTATTTCTAATAAAATATATGGTACGCCATATTTATATTGGTTAATTTTAACATTTAATGAAATTAAAGACCCATTTAATTCTTTAATAAGTGGAAATACTTTAAAATTAATTAAAAATGAATTAGTTCCTGGTATATTACTTAAATTACAAATTTAAAAATTATGGCTAATAATTTTGAAATCCAATATTTATTAACAAATATTCAAGAACCATTCAAAGGTGGAGAAATTCCTTTAGATCCATCTTTCATTACTTATTTTTGGTTTTGTGAAAATATTGAAAACATGTACATAACTGGAAGTTTAGAAATAGAGGATACTGGTGGGTTTTTTGAAAGATTACCATTAACAGGTGAAGAAATATTAAAAGTAACTATTACTCAAGATTTAGAAAAAGATGAATCCGATAATACGGGGGATTCTAAAAATTTTCAAAAAATTATAGAATTTGAATTATATAAAACTCCTATTAAAGATATAAATAAAAATAGATTAATGGTATATGAATTTAGATTAGCAGAAAAAGGATTTTTTGAATTTTTTAGAAAACAATATAGTAAATCATATTCAGAAAAATTTATTACAGATATTATAAAAGATATCTGTAATAATCAATTAGGAATAGATGAGGCTAATTATGATATCGAAGAAACAGCTGATAAAATAGATTATATTATTCCTTATTGGAAACCTTCTATTACCATACAAGATCTAAGATATAGATCTAGAAGGAAAAAAACTCCAAGTGAGGGTAGTTATTTATTTTTTAGTACAATTGGAGATATAGATAGAAAAACTCCTTTAAAAAGATTAGTATCCTTTGCTACTTTATTAGAACAAGAAGTAAATGATACTATTTTTGAAAAATTTTATTTTAAAAAACAAGATATAAATTCTTCATTTATAAATAATATTAAAGAACTTAGGAATATTAATTACAATAATAGATCTATTATTAATGAAGGTATTGGTGGTAAAAAAAATTATTATATAGATTTAATTAATGATAAAGTAGTTAAAGAAACTACTAAAATATATGATGATTTTATTTCTAATTCACCTATATTAGGCACTAAATCTTATTTATCATTATATTTAAATGATGTAGACTCTGATGTTAAATTTAGTGGATTAGATAATGAAAATGACATTAAAAGATCTCAAGATACAAGATTTCGAATGAGTTTAGAAAATTATAATAAACGAGAAATTGTAATAGAAGGATTATTAGATAGATATTCTGGTAGAAAAATATATTTAGAAGAAATGTCTAATAGTGCAGGAGAAGTTGAAAATGAGAAAGATTCTGGAGAATGGTTAATAAAAGGAGTAACTAATTATTTTACAATAAATAATTTTGAGCAGAGAATAACAATAATTAAAGATGCTTGGTCAGTTAGTGATGTTGATGGGCATATTACTATATAATTTTTTATAAATAATTAAAAATGTTTGATACTAATTCACATACATTAACTAATACTAATTTCAATGGACATTTCATAGGGGTCGTAGAAGATAATTTAGATCCTTTAAAAATGGGTCGTTGTAGAATTAGAGTATTAGGATTACATACTTCTAATAAAAATAAAAGTGCCATTACTGGAATTCCAACTAATGAATTACCTTGGGCATTACCAGTTAATCCTATTTCTAATGGGTCAGTATCTGGTTTAGGAGATTGGAAAATTCCAGTTAAAGGTAGTTATGTTGTTTTATTTTTTCTGAATGGTGATCATTCAGATCCTTTATATTTTGGTTCTATAGGGGGATATCCAAAAACAGCCCCAGATAGTACTAAAGGATTTAATGATCCGGATGGCATATATCCTAATATATTAAATGAACCAGATTGGAATAAATATGCTAGAGGTAGTACTTTAAATAGTTTAAAAAATGGTAATTTAGATACTTTTGAACCGACGGCAGATGCTTCTCCCGAATATCCACATAATAATGTTTTTGAAGCTCCAGGAAGTGGAATAATAGTCGAACATGATAGTACACCAGGAAAAGAAAGGTGGCATATTTATCATAAAGCTTCTAAATCATATATGGAAATCAAAGAAGATGGTACCACAATATTTAAAAGTGTAAAAGATAATTATGAAATAATATCGGGACTAAAAAAATTATTTGTAAAAACTACTTTAGATGAACAAGTAGATGGTAATAAAACTTCTACAATAGGTGGAACATTAAATATTACAGTTACTGGTAAATGTACTGTTAAAGCAAATGTGATAGAACTAGATGGAGGAACTACTGCTTCTTTAGATGGAGTAATTACTGGCAAATCTATTTGTCATTTTACAGGAACTCCTATTACAGATAAATCTACAACAGTAAAAGCTACAAAAACTTAAAAGGAGACTTATAATAATGGCAATGAATTCTACTAATTTAGCTTCTGAAATTGTAACACAATTAGAAGCTCAAGGATTTGTATCAGGAACTTTTTCAAAATATGATGAAATGGCTACTGCTCTTGCAATTGCTATTGTTAATCACATACAAACAAATGCTGAAATTGGTTCCAGTGGCGCACATGCTGAGGCTGGAGATGGTAATCATACACATCCCGCTGGAAATATATCATAGGAAAATATGACAGAAACTAGAAACATATCAACTTCTCATCCTAGTAGATTTAGATTAGTATTTCCATTTTTAGATTTTTTATCACCTACTGAAAAAGGTGAAGATTTAATTTTATATTGCAGTGAAGCTCAATTGCCAGGAATAACTTTGGATGTTATTCCTATTGAAACTCCATATTTTGATTTAAAAGAACCAAGCAATAAAATTAATTTTGATGATTTAATTTTAACATATTCAATAGATGAACTATTTACCAATTATACATTAATATTAAATTGGTTACAATATATAAAAAATCCCGAAAGATACGAAGTAAAAAATCAAAAAGTAGATGCTACTTTAATGATTTATAGTAATAATAATAATCCAAAAGTACAAGTAACATTTAAAAATATATTTCCTATTGCAATTGAACCAATTAATTTTGATAAAAAAATTGATGATATAGAAGATCTTGAAAATACAGTAACTTTTGCAGTAGAGTCATTTTTTATCAGAGAGGATTAAACAATGGCAGAAGTTAAAAGATATAGTGATATTGATCATAAATTTCGTAAATTATCAACTGGAGATATTAATAAAGTATATGATGAAAAAGCAATTAATCAATCTTTAACTTCTTTATTTCATACTATTCCTGGAGAAAGATTTTTTAATTTAACATATGGAAGTAATTTACCATTTTTATTATTTGAACCTTTTGATGCATTAACAGCTAAAACTATAACAGAAGAAATTCAAGATTCAATAAGAATTTGGGAAAGTGCAAGAATAAGAATAAAAGATTTAGAAGTGCAATTAGATTATCAAAATACTAGATATTTAATTAGATTAGTTTATGAAATTAAAAATACCACAGAAACTGGGAATTTAGATTTATTATTAAAAAAATTATAAGAATATTATAAAAGGAATATATTATAAATGAGTACATTAAATTATACAAATTTTGATTTTGCCACAATCAAAACAGATATCATTACTTTATTAAGTAATGATAATGTATTTAAAGATTATAATTTTTCAGGGTCAAATATAAATACAATAATTGAATTAATATCTGGAGTAGCAGATTTATTTAATTTTTATATTAATGCTTTAGCCGATGAGTCATATATATCTTCAGCAGATTTATATCAAAATGTTAATAAATTAGTCGAACTTATAGGATACAACCCTAATGGTTATGTATCTTCTACAACTACAATTACTTTAGCTTCTACAATTACTTTTGTACAAGATGATGACTACTTTGAAATACCAAAATGGTCAGAATTTTCTGTAAGTGAAACTTCTCCCGATGGAGATACTATTAAATATGTTAACCCTTCTAAATTAACTTACATAGGATTTGCTGGTGTAAATAATTTTACTGAGGATATTTATTTAGTTCAAGGTACTTCTGAAACTCAAAATTTTATAGGAACTGGCGAAGAATTTCAAAAATTTGAAATAACTGAACCAAAGGCAACTGAAGAGTATGTGGAAATTACCATAGACGGTGAAATATGGACAAAAGTAGATAATTTATATAGAAATATAGATGATATCTCTAATGTTTTTACAACTAGATACAATAAAAATGAAAAAGTTGAAATACAATTTGGTGATGGTATATTTGGAGTAAAACCTAATAATAATTCTTCTATAATAGTCACTTATGTAAAAACTTTAGGAGATACTGGAGTAATTAGTGCTAATGTTATGACCGGTTTAGATGAAGAAATTCAAATAAAAGATAAAGATACTGGAAATAATAAAGGTGTGATTACATTTACAATCACACAATCTAATATATCTGATGGAGGTAGAATACCATTAACGGCAGAAGAAATTAGCAATTATGGCCCTAAATCTTTTAGAACTCAAGATAGAGCAGTTACATCACTTGATCATGAGGATTTATTAATATCAGAATTTAATGAATTTATATTACAAGCAGTTACTTTAAATAGTGATAATTATTTTACTCTTACTGGAGATTCTCCAGCTACAAGCGGATTATATTATAACAATGTATATTTATATATTCTTCCCAAAAATGGAAATACTATTAGTGGTAACCTTCAATTAGAAATACAGAATTTTTTGGAAGATTATAAAATGACTACTATTAATTATATATTAAAAAATTTAGACTATAGATATTTTGATGTAAATGTCGAATTTAAAATTTTAACTAATACATTACGAACAAATTCTGAAGTAAGTACTGATATAGAAACTATAATTAACAATTATTTTTTAAGAAGTGTTAGATCAATTGGAGATGAAATTAAATATTCTGATATAATAAGTCAATTGCAGGCAGTGTCTGGAATATCTAGTTTAACTATGTCTTTAAGTTCTGATTTAGATGTTGGAATAAAATACGAGAATATTAATTTAGGATCTATTCAATTTCCATTAATTAATACAATAACTATATCGCCTTGTGGTACTGGAGATTAATATATAAATGAGTTTAAATCCTATTATAACTTCAGGTTCTCCATTTGAAGGATTCTTCAAAGATCATTTACCTAGTTTTCTATTTGATAAATTTACTGGAACAGATTTTCAAAGAATAGAAGCCTTATATTCTAATTTAGATATTATTTTTGATAATATATATCAAAAATTAAAAAATTTTCCAGATGAATTAGATGTTAATTTAGCACAAGCTAAATATTTATATCAATTAGGACAATTAATAGGAATAGATAATATTGAAGATTTAAGTACATATTTAGATGATGATGGTGTATTAAATACAGAAGGTGTAACTCAAGTAGAATGGGATGAAAAATTAATACGGCAAAGAAATTATGTAACTAATACAATTGTTAGATATTTGCTTAAAGGTACTACAGAAAGTATAAAACAACTTCTTTATGCTAATGGATATACCGTAAATATCAGAGAATTATGGGCTGAAGATGTTATAAATGGTCCATATTTTGAATATAATAATGCATTAATAACTAGTTATGGTGATAGTATTACTGGTGCTACTACAGGAGATATATATTCAGAAGAAACATTTGATTTAATATCTGAAATTCAAGGAGATGTAGTTACAGCAGGAATTAGTGCAGTATCTTTATGGGAAACTAATAATTACAACTATCAATATGTTTTAGATACTTATAATAATTTATATTATAAAACTTCAACTACCCCTACAAGTGCAAATAGTGAAACATGGTATCAATACGATACATCTTCATTACCAGTTTCAGGTGATATAGAAGAGTTCAAATTAATAAATAGCAAAATTTATATAAGAACTAATATTAATAATCTCGTAGTTTTTGATTATGATTTAGATTCAGCTAGTCTTATTGAAGATTTTAAAATTGATGATAATAATTGTTATTTTTTTAATATTATAGAAAATGGTACTAAAATTTTCTTAGATAGAGGTAATAATATTGAAGTAAGAAATATTTCGACATATCAAAAAATTTCATCCTCTGTAGCAAAACCAATAGGAAATTTACAAACTATAGAAAAAATAATCTTAAAAAAAGTTGGTGAGTATCTAATAATTAATACTAATTCAATTGGATATATTTTAATAATTTCAGAAAATGCTTATGATTTATATGGTAGTCCAACAACATATAATCTTTCTATTGATTTAGATGAAGCTAAACATGATATTTTTAGTATAGAAAATGATGAATTTATAATATTAAAATATAATATTACAACTAATGATTTAAAATCTACTTTTATATTTTTTGATGAAAACTATGTTATGGGGCTGGCAACTTCATCTGTTACTTCAGCGGGAGCATTTTCAGAAGTAAATGATATATATGGTTATTCTAATCAAGTTTTAATATTAGCAAATAGTAATTTTGGAATATATAATTTATCAGATAGAGATATTAATATATATTATGATTATGTTACTATAGGTTATAATTATTTAAAAGTATTTTATCTTGATAAATTTTATTTTGAACGTCGCATTGGCGATATTATTGATTTTGCAAAAATTATAGGTTGGAATTCTTTTTTAGAAGCATTATATAAATCCCATTATTTTGATATTGAAATAAATATAGATGAAGATTCCGATCCAATAAATGAAATAACTAATACTATTGACGTATTATTACCCATAGTAAAACCTATACATACTGAACTTCAAACAGTAATATCAATATTAACTGATCTTTCTGCCATATTATCTGAAGATGTATTTAATGATGATAATGCTACGGTTTTACCAATTTCTGCAGGAGGAACACAATATACAATTGCTTTAATTGGTAGCTATGATGCTCAACATCCTTGGAAAAGAACAAATAATCAATCATTTAAATATCAATGCGATGGAATAGATGGTAGACCTAATTTAAAATATGGAGAAACCCCATTTAATTTTGATATTGATACAACAAATGATGAATTAGATAATTTTATATATACAAATACACCTGAACCTTAATAGAAATAATCTCAACAGGAGAAAATAATATAAAAATGTTAGAATTAAAAGAAAAAATAGATAATAGATTAAAAGGAGAAGTATTTCTTAAAGTAATTAATAGTGATGGATCAATAATTCTAGAAGGACATCAAAATAATTTAATAGTAGATAATGGATTGCTAGTTACTGCTAGTTTATTAGCTTCAGATTTTACTGATTATGCTATTACACAATTTGCATTTGGAGATGGTACTACTGCTGCAACTAGTGCAGATACAAATTTAGGGGGTGACTACTTTCGTAAAATTGGAATAGATACTACTCTAACAGGAGTATTTGGTAATAATATTGCAAGGATTTATTGGGAAGTAATATTTAATAATGATATTGCTGGACAAACATTTGAGGGAGCAATAGGAGGGGTATGGCCAGCAAATACAGCTTTTACTATAAAAGAATTTGGATTATATTCAACTAATGATACTTTATTTAATAGATTAATTTGGACTGGAGCAGATTTGATATTAAATAAAGGGGTTAAAATAGAAGGATTTTTTCAAATTACGATTTCTGCTAATTAAAAAATATATATAAATAATTAAAAATATTATGGGTAAATAATGGATATTATAGCTGATACAAGTATAACTGAAATAACTAGTTCTGACGACGTAACTGCTTCCGTAGCTAATGCACCACATTATCAATTACAGTCTATGATGAATGAAATAAATATTCATCATAATCAGAATTTAATTCATTCTAATAGTCTTATAATTAGTGGTGGTGATATACAAACTCCTGCTTTAACTGCAGAAACAGCATTAATAAAAGATTTAGAAATAGAAAATGTAATAGAATGTGCTATAACATGGTATGGAGATTATTCTGGAGATATAAATTCTAGAGTTACTCAATTATTTCCATGGAGTAATGCATCTTCTATTCCTTCTTCGGCATTTGATACTTTACCCACAGGTCCTACGTTTGATTCATCTTGGTCACCAAATGGGGAATTTTTATCAACTGCTCATGATATTTCTCCATATATCACAATTTATAAAAGATCTGGAAATAAATTTACTAAATTAGCTAATCCTTCAAATTTACCTGGTGATATTGCTGATGATACTGACTGGTCACCGAATGGAGAATTCTTGACAGTTATTTATAGAACATTTTCTCCTTATTTAATAAATTATCAAAGATCTGGAACTACATTTACTAAATTAGCTGATCCTGCTGTTGCTCCTACTGGACAACCTACTTGTTGCAAATGGTCACCAAATGGAGAATTTTTAGCTGTTGCTCATAATAATTCTCCATATATAACTATATATCAAAGATCTGGAACTACATTTACTAAATTAGCTAACCCTTCTACTTTACCAGGATCGCAAAGTAATGGATGTGATTGGTCACCAAATGGAGAATTTTTAGCTGTTGCTCATAATAATTCTCCATATATAACTATATATCAAAGATCTGGAACTACATTATTTACTAAATTAGATGATCCTGCTACTTTACCAGGATCTATAGGAACTTATTGTAAATGGTCACCAAATGGAGAATTTTTAGCAGTTGTAACTTCTTCATCTCCATATATAACTATATATCAAAGATCTGGAACTACATTTACTAAAGTAGCTAATCCTTCTACTTTACCTACTGCAATAGTTAGGAGTTGCTCTTGGTCACCAAATGGAGAATTTTTATTAATTGGCTATGAAGCTTATCCTTATTTAATAACTTATCAAAGATCTGGAACTACATTTACTAAATTAGATGATTTTTTTATTTTACCAACTACATCTTATGGAAATAATTGGTCACCAAATGGAGAATTTTTAGCAGTTGCTTCTTTTTCATCTCCATATATAATAGTTTATCAAACTGCTGGAAATTTACCAGAATATGGTATTATGAAAATATTGAGTCCTATGAAAAATGATACTAATTTTTAAACTTTTAAAAATCTACTTTTAATCCTATTTTATAGTTATTATATATAGTTCCTATTTCTATAAATGAAACTCCATATAAGAATTTATCTCTATCTAAAAACCAATGTTCTTCTGGTAGAAGATGAGCTATAGTTAATGTACCTATAATGGCTAAAGGCATATATGTATCTACTTCTCCTATCGAAGGATTTTTTCCTAAATAAATATTAGTTTTTTCATAATATTTATAATCACACCACCATGAACCATCTTTATATATTATACATCTATCTTTATTTCTTTTAACTATATATCTAGTTTGTCCCCAATCTATACCGGTAGTAATAACAACAATTGTACCTAAAGTAACACTTTTTTTATCCCAACCAAAAAAACTAAATTTTTTAATACTTTTTATATCTTTATTTTCATCATATTGAAAATTATTTTTTAATAATTTTTTAGATTCATAATATTCTTCTAAAATTGACATATTAGAAAAAATTTTTAATTCTGTAGCATAAGACTCAGAATTAAATCCAATTAATACCCCCAATAAATATAAAATAACTATTTTTCTATTTTTCATTTTCAATCTCCTTTTAATTATTTAATTTATAAATTAATTATATTATATCACAAACCTAAAGTCAAGTAAAATATTTTTTATATAAATAATTAAAAAATATTATATTTATATGGTGGGAATAAATTATTAAAAATGTTGTATTTATCATGGGTAGGAATATATGTAAAATTACATGATTCTATTTCTTTAACTAATGTATATAATTTAGCTCCAACAATGACTGATCCAAAATTATGGAATACAAATCAATATAAATTAATACAAGATTTTGATGAAGATGGAATAGAGTATACTTTTATGTCATTATTTTTTTTAAATAATACCGATAGAACTACTTTTCTTAATAGTGTAAATAGTACTATTAATTTTAATTCATGTTTATCTGGTAGTTATATAAAAACATCAAAATGTTATCATCATAATATAGAAATGAATAAACTTGATGAAATTGAAAATATAGAGGTAATAGTTTAATAATGTCTATTATTTCTATAAAAAATAAATTAGTTTCTTCATGGCCTATAAATGAGTTATCAGGGGAAAACATAGAAGATGTTTGGGGTTCTAATAATGCAATATCATATGGAACCATAATAAATAGTACAGATCCTAAGCTTGGTACTGCGTGTAGAACTTTTGATGGGTTGAATGATTATATTGTAGCTACTGGATATAAAGGTGTATTAGGTACTGCTCCTAGATCCTTTACAGCATGGATACGAACTTCTAGTAATGATACACAAACTATATTTTCATATGGATGGGCCGGTGGGGCATTTCAACATTTAAGATTAGTACTTGGACCTGAAAATAATCTTTTTGTAAGGACTATAGGTGGTGTAGTTCAATGGCCTACACCACCCATAGTTGATAATAATTGGCATCATGTTGTTATGGTTATATATGATGGTGGAATTTTTAGTGAAATGGATGTTTATTTAGATGGGCAATTATTAACATCTAGTAATCCTCCAGGAGGTAATTTAAATACTGTTGGAGTAGATGATTTTACAATAGGAGCACGCTCATATTTAACAGGGGCATATTTTAATGGTGATATTGATGCAGCTCATTTTTTTGATGATGCCTTAACTAGTGAAGAAATTTCAATTTTATATAATGATGGAATAGGAGTAGAAATAGGAGTTTCGTCCTTTTCAAAAGCTAAATTAATTAATGCTGGTGGAAATCTAGGAGGATTATCTCGTTCGACTTTAAATAATTTAGGTGGAATATAATTATGAGAGAAATAAAACAAAATTCTGATGCAAATATTAAATTGTTTTTTGCATCAGACGCAGATCATATAACAGGTAAAACAGGATTATCAATAGATATAGAAATTTCTAAAGATAATGAAAGTACATTTACTAATATTATTTCTGCCGCCAATAATTTAGAAATAGGATATGGATGGTATCAAATACCATTATATAATTCTAACAATCATACTGATACTTTAGGAGATTTAATAATTAGAGGAACGGGAATTGATGCGGATCCAGCAGAAAGAGTATTATCTATTGTAGAAAATATAGAATCTGATACATATAGTACAGTTCAACCACTAAGTGGAGATTTTTTAAGTATTAAAGGATCAGGTTTTGATACTAACCAACATAGTTTAACAAAAATTAAAAATAGAATAGGATAAGTATGGCGGCAATTAATATAGTAGATAGTGTAAAAATTCAAAATGATACAAATGATTTATTACAAATTGATTCAATTACAAATAGCGCTTATATCATACCTGTAGAACATGGATATATTCATAAAGGTTTAGGATTTTTTTTATCACATTCAACTATCGTAGATGCAAATAATAATTATGATATATTATTGATTAATCCTACTAATAATAATTTACATTTAATGAATCATAATGCTACTGCTGCTTTTTCTCCTGGAGAATTTAGCATATATGAAGATGCTATAATTAATGATAATGGATCTTCATTAACTATAAAAAATTCTAATAGATTATCATCTAATATACCTAATGCAACAATCTATGAAAATCCTAATATTAATGATATAGGTTATGAATTAGATTGTGATTTTATAATAGGTTCAAAGGTTTCCGGTGGTATTACGTCAGAAATATCATTTGAATGGATTTTAAAGCAAAATAGTAATTATATATTTCGGTATAAAAATAATTCAGGAATTGCTGCAGATTTAAATATTAAATTATTCTTTTTAGAGGTATAAAATGAGAAATCGTAACTATATATCATCTAATGGTGAAAGAAATTCTATAGCCATAATTGCACAAGGATCTGATATTTGGCCTGGAACAGCTACTAGTTTAGTAATTCCTCCATCTGCTGGAGAGCAAATGCAAATTGTTTGTGCTGATTCTAATGATACTTTTAATGGAACAGGTATTCAAGAATTAGATATTCATTATTTAGATGGCAGTGGAAATTCTCAAATAACTAGTATTTCCACAAATGGTGGAACAAAAGATATACCTATAATGGACATGAAATTTATTCAAGAATTACATGCTAGCAAAGTAGGAAATAATAATGCAGCTGTAGGTAATATTGAAATACGAAGTTTAAATACATTAGATGTATATAATATAATTTTAGCTAATTATACAACATCTATGACTATAAATAAAATGGTTCCAGCTGGTAAAACTCTTTATTTAACTCAATGGAATGCTACTGCTTCTGGAAAAACTGGAGCTACCTTTTATTTAAAATCTACAGATCATCATAATGAATTATTTAATTCAAATAATCCAATATTTATAATAAAAGATACAGCAGCATTAGAAAATTCTTCTTTTTCTAAAAGTTGGGCAATTGAAGAATGGATACCTATACCTGAGTTATCTATAATAAAAATATCAGTTATAGCCCCAGATCAAGCAGGTGCTGATGTATCTGCTAGTTGGTCAGGCATATTAATAGGAAATAATTAAGGATTTGCATGCAAACTTATTTTAAACATGGTATGGGAGATACTATTAGATTATATTTTGAAATTTTTAAAAATAATATCGGTCAAATAGGAGAATTTCCAACAGTAGCTATTCAAAAACAATCTACATCTGAATGGTTAAATGATAGTAAAGATACCTGGCAAATTACATATAATGAAATATCTTTAACAGAAACAACATCGGGAAATTTACCAGGAATATATCATTTAGATATTACACATATTGATAATACATCAGAAACTTATAATTGTTATTTTAAGAATACTGGAATAAATACTGGCAATGATTTCGAAAATCATATCTTCACCGGAGCAGTTTATGTTCCAGATACTTCAACATATGATTCAGATACTGTTCTTGGTAATTTAGACCAGATAAAAAATAAAGATGGTAACAGAACATTTGATCAATCTACAGATTCTTTAGAAGCTATTGTCGATATAGGTATTAGTTCATTAACATTAGAAGAAATAGAAAATTCAGCAATATTATCTAAAGAAGCAACTCTATTATCAATAAGTGGAGATATTGCAAAAATAGATGATGGTCTTTTTAGTGAAGGAGGATCTATTTCTAAAGTAATTGTACAACCAGTTCAAGGTAATTTTAATTATGCTCGAATAAAAAAACAAGAAGTAGAAATTAAACTAGGAGATTCTCCTTCTATTTCTTATAATCTTAATAGTGATATTTCTAGTTATTCAGTATGGTTTATGGCTAAAGAAACTTATGATACTACTACTATAGCAATAAGCTCTAGAGAAATAACGAATTATGTTTCAGATGCTACTATTGGTATTGGTACTATTCCACTAAGTATAGAAGATACTAATATTGAACCAGGTGATTATATAGGAGAAATTCAATTACGTAATAATAATATAATTTTAACTCCTTCAGAATTTAAATTAAAATTATTAAATTCTATTTTTTAAAATATAAAAATAAAAAGTATTATGAAAAATGAAGAAATAAATAAATTAATTAGTAAAACTATTGAAAAAACTATATTTGAATTAAATAAAAATAATGAAGATATTATAGAAGCCGCTGTCAAAAAAATATTGTTAAAAAATCCATTTAAAGAATGTTTATTAAAACTAACTTTAGATGAAAAAAAAGAATTTATAGAAGCAATACCTGATTTAATTACATTACATAAAAATATGGTAAGTGCAAAAAAAGGCGCAAAAAAAGTATTATGGGTTTTTGTAGCTATTGCTATTGCTAATACATATAATGAAATATTAGAATTTTTTCAATATATATTAAGTTTACTAAAGGGTACTGATATATCCAAATAATAAAACTTGACTTTTTAATTGAAAATAATTTATAATATATAGATATAAAAAATCATGGAGGTGATTCTTTGAAAAAAATTTCCATCATTATTCCCAACCAAGATCATTACTTAGATCTTAAAAAATGTTTAGAATCAATATGCTTTTCTACTGAATATTATACCGAAATCATTATTGTTGAAAATAACTCAACAGATTCTGAAATTTTTAAATATTATTTAACTCTTAACCTATGTACAGAATATTCTAATTTTAAATATAAGATAATAACATGGAATAAACCATTTAATTTTTCAAAAATTATAAATTATGGTGTTAAACATAGTTCTGGAGAATATATACTTATTTTAAATAATGATACTAAATTAATCTCTTCTAATAATTGGCTTGAAAAAATGGTAAATGCTTTGGATAAAGATAAAATAGGAGTAGTAGGACCTATTCTTCTTTATCCAGATAATACTATTCAACATGCAGGAGTTAATATTAATCATGGATATCATCCATATCATAAAAATTTAAAATTAGATAAAAATTTATATGATTATTATTTTAAAGTATCTCCCACTGAAACAGTAGTTGCTATAACTGGTGCATGTTTAATGACTAAAAAAGAATTATTTGTTAAAGTAAAAGGATTTGATGAAAAATATCCTTTAGCTTTAAGTGATATAGATTATTGTATGAAATTAAGATCTAAAGGTTATAGTTCTGTATTAACTTCAGATGTGACTTTGATACATTATGAATCACAAACTAGAGGATATGAGGATACCCCAGAAAAACAAAAAAGATTTTTAAAAGAATCTAGATATTTTCATCATAAATGGTTGAAATATATACAAATTAATAAGATTAAATCATCACTAGATTTACCAATTACTAATATAGTTATGACTACATTTAATAGATTAGAATATGTTAAACAATCAATTAAAAGTTTAATCGAAATGACATCTAAAACGTATCCATATATGATTACTTGTATAGATAATGGTAGTACTGATGGAACTAAAGAATATTTACAAAAATTATATAAAAATAAAAAAATACATACATTAGTTCTTATAGATGAAAATATAGGAATTGCTAAATCACAAAATATAGGATGGCAATTATTTAAAACTGATTTGACTATGAAATATGACTCCGACGTAGTAATGACTAAAAAGAATTGGATTGATGACATGATACCAATTATTATGAATGTTAGACAAATTGGGGCATTAGGTTATAATTGTGAAGAAACTAGTTATGCTATACGAGAAGTTGGACCCTTTAAAATTAGACCTAAAGGTGGTAATATAGGTGGCGCTAGCTTTATGATGAGAAAAGATGTTATCGAGAAATTAGGTTATTGGTGTGAAAATTTAGGAAAATATGGAGAAGAAGATGCTTTAAAGGGAGCTCAAATTGCATATTCCGGATTAGCTAATTGTTATATGGAAGATGAAAAATGTATGATACATCTTCCAGATAAACAAGATGATTATAGAAAATTTAAAGATGAAGAAAGAAATGAAAATTTAAAGAAAGATTCTAATTTCTGGAAAATATTAAATGAATATAAAAAAGGAAATATTATAAAAGATATACCTACGATTATAGAAAATTATAAAGACAAAATTCAAATATTAAGTTATATAAAATGAAAACTAAAGAATTAATAAAATTATTACAAGAAGCTGACCCTGATGGTAATGAAGAAGTATGTGTAGATAATATGTCTATTTTTGAAGTATATAAAGAAGCAGCTTATTATGATGGATCTTTACAAATATTAAAAACAAATTCTAATGGTCATATATCAGGAGGAATTATTAGAAGATCTGGTAATAAAATACAAATACGAGTTTTAGATTTAGAAGAGGCAGTTTTTTGTCATGTTGAAAGACAATATAATCAATATAATAAATTACGGGAAAATTTTCATATAGAAGTAATTGGAGATACTTATAATGGTAAACCTAAGCATTCATATGATGAAAGAATTAAACAATGGCACGATAATGCTATAAAAATTATAGAAAGTGTCAGAAATAAGGAGAATTTAAAATGAGTGAAATAATTAAAAAGTTAACAATTAAACTTGGGAAAAAAGAAATTGACATAACACCTGAAGAAGCTAAACAGTTATATTTAGAATTAGATAAAATTTTTGGTACAGCGTCACCAACATATATTCCTGTGCCATATAAAGAACCTATTACATATCCTTGGAAAAGACCATATATTTGGTGGTATACTGATACAGGTATTAATCCTGTAATAGATGATAAATTTAAGATTACATATACTACTAATAATCAATTACTTTGTGAATCTATAAAATAAATAATAAAACTATGATAACAAGTAATTTATGTGGCGGTTTAGGAAATCAAATGTTTCAAATTTCAGCTGCGTATGCTTTAGCTTTAGAAAATAATAATAAAGCCATTTTTAATTTAGATGAGGGAACTTTCCCTCATCATCCACCATCATATTATGCTGATACTATATTTAGAAAATTAGAATTAGGAAATATTACAAATCCTAACATCTATCAAGAACCAAATTTTTATTATGATGAAATTCCTTACGTTGATTTTAAGAATGGAATTTGTCTAGAGGGATATTTTCAATCTGAAAAATATTTTAAAAAATATAGAAAAGAAATATTAGAATTATTTGAACCAACAACTCAAATAAACAATTACATTCATTATAAATATGGTCATTTATTTGAAAAAGATACAATAGGATTGCATGTTAGACGTGGTGATTATTTACAATATCAAGATCATCATCCTATTTGTAATATTTTTTATTATAATAAAGCTTTATTTGAAATATGTGGAGATGTTAGATGTCATCCACATAATATATTAGTTTTTTCAGATGATCCGGAATGGTGTAGAAATAATTTTAAATCTGATAATTTTACTATAATTGAAGAAGAATCTGATATAATAGATTTATATTTAATGTCTAAATGTCAACATCAAGTGATTGCCAATAGTTCATTTTCCTGGTGGGGTACTTGGTTAAATCAAAATCCTGATAAAAAAGTAGTAGCACCTAAACATTGGTTTGGTAATGCATATTCTCATATAAATACTAAAGATTTAATACCTAAGGAATGGATAACAGTATGAAAGATAAAGTAATTTATACAATATGTACAATAGAAAATTTAGGGAGTTATATTAGCCCTTACGAAATTGCTAATTTAAAAGAATATTTTAGAAATAAACAATATACAAGAACTCCAGGTTTTTATTTTAATTTAGAAGAAGCACAACAATGTGTAGAAGAGAATTGGGGTCATATATCTGAAGTTTCATATAAACATGTAGTTATAGAAGAAATGACTGAGGGATTATATGGTGGCAAAAATGTTGGAAATAATAGGGAATGGTGGTATCAATGGCAAGGAGATTGGGAAAATGGGAAATATATTCTTGTGAAAAAAGAAGATTTAAAGAAAATAGATGAAAGTATTATGCAAACAGTTAATTGGGGAATTGGATGAAAAAATTAACTCAATCTAAATTAGAATCTTTTATAGAAAGTTTTTTAAATATTATTAGTGGATTTATTATAGCTTTATTAGTTTGGATGTATATTGTGCCTATTCTATTTAATGTAAAATCTAATTTATCTCAGGGTTTTGGAATAACTTTATTATTTACTTTTATGTCAATTATTAGAAGTTATATCTGGAGGAGATATTTTAATAATGTCACTAGAAAAAGAATTCATAAATTTTTGGGAGGATAATGAAAAGATTACAGAATATAATAAATAATATTGAAGGTATAACACCAAAATTAAAAGTTTATAGAGATAATGCTATTAATATTGAAATAAATAAAGATTTAATAATTATGACTCCTTCAGGTAGACCATTAGAAACTAATATACAAAGTGCTATTAAATTAGTAAAAGATTACATAAAAAAATCTAAAAATGCGGATATGATTATAGATGAAAAATAATCATTTTACTATTGTTATAACTGGTAGAAATGCTGCATCTTATATTTCTAAATGTATTCAATCTGCTTTAAGTCAAAAATATGATAATTATGAAATTATCATATTTGATGCTTGTTCTAATGATGGGTCATATGAAATAGCTTTAGATTATGAAAATAATTTTTCTAAATATATATCCCTTATAAGAAATAGTGAAAGACAATATCAAGGGCAAAATTTATTACAGGGAGCAAAATTTGCTATTGATAATTCAATAATTATAAATTTAGATTCAGATGATTACCTTTATGATGATCAAGTTTTAAATAAATTAAATGAAGTGTACCAAAATGATATATGGCTTACATATGGAGGTGGATATATTCAATCAGATGGAAGAGACGTTAGAAATATATATTCTGCATATCCTCATGATGTAATAAATAATAATAGTTATAGAGAATATAGATGGTTAGCTTCCCATCTAAGAACTTGGAAAAAAGAATTATTTTTAAAAATAGATGAAAATGATTTAAAAGATTCTACTACAAATGATTTTTATTCAATGGCACCTGATCTGGGCTTTATGTTTCCGATGTTGGAAATGGCAGGGTATAAAGCTAAATATATGAATGATTTATTATATGTCTATAATGTAGAAACACCATTTAATGAAAGAAAAATTAATCAATCTGAAATAGATAGGATTGAAAAAGAAGTTAGATCTAAACATAAATACTTATTAATAAAAGATTTAAAATAAAAAAGTTAATATGAAAATTTTACTTTTTAATAATCAAGAATGTGATTGTCAAGAATGGAAAAAGTATATGCCAATCATAGAAGAACAACAATGTATTGCACAAATTAAAAGTTATGTTACTTCATATCCTAAAGAAGGTATTTTTAAATTTTGTCCTTGGTGCGGTAAAGAAAGAATTACTATATGTCATTAAATACTTTAATACAACAAAAAGAAGAATATTCAATAAATTATAAAAATATTATATCTAATGAGAATACTATTATTAATTTTGTAGATAATTCTATATCAGATATTAATATTTTTTTACCTATTAAAAATAGAATTCCACATATAAAATCTACTATATATTTTTTAAAAAGAGCTATTGATTTTTGTAGAAATAAAGCTTTAAAAATAAAAATTTATATCTTAGAAAATGATAATCATCCACATTTAAAAAAATATGCTGAAGAAGATAATAATATTAATTATCTTTTTATTCCTTTGAATATTTCACAATCTCAGGAAAATATAGCAAAATCTTTATTATTTAATATTGGATATAAATTATCCAATAGATCTAAATGGAATATTTTTCATGATTCAGATATAATTGTACCTAATTATTTTTTTAATCATTTAGAACAATATATGAGTAATAATCCTAATTGGATACAACCTTTTGCTACAAAACGAGTTATACATATAAATGAAAATTTAACTAATAAAATATTAAATGATCCTTCTATTGGAAATAATATTGAATTAAATTGGAAAAATAATAAAAATGAATTTTCATATAAACATAAAGCAGGTGCTCCAGGTGGGTCGATTGTTATAAGAAATGATGTATTTGAAAATATAGGTGGCTATGATCCTGAATTATTTCATGGATATGCTCCAGAAGATGCTTTTATTTGGATGAAATTAGAATCTTATACTAATAGTATTCAATCTATTCCTAATGTTATAGGCAATGCTATGAATATTCATAAAAATGGTGCCATATATTGCGATAATCCTCCTATTTATCTATATCATTTAAATCATATTCCAAATTATTCTAGACATGACAAATTAAATATGTCTGATTGCTTGCATAATTTAGCTATAATAACTGCTGAAGAAAAGAAAAAATTTTTAGAAAAATGTAAAGAAATATTTAATAAATTTGAAATAAATGAAAATACTACATACTCTATTATTAGAAAAATTCCCAATGAAGTAACTGTAAATTTATATGATACTGCATTTGCACATTTAGAAACACAAGATGGAAAATATTCTGTAGTACATGGTAAAAAATCAAACAATATACATTATATAAAAGATAGATCTTATAATAAAGATAATAAAATAAGTATTTTTACTGAAGAATGTATTTTTTCAGAGGATGTAGATAAAGATAAATCTACTAATAAAATAGGATGGTTAATTGAAACTAGAGAGGTTAATCCTAAAAAATATGAAACTATTATAAGAGTTAAAGATAAATTTAAGTTTATAATGACCCATGATAAACTTTTACTGAAAACTTATCCAGATAAGTTTAAATTTTTACCATTTGGGGGTTGTTGGATACAAAATAAAAATTTTAAATTACATGACAAGCCTAAAATGCTTTCTATGATTTATTCATATAAAACTCAATTTACTGGTCATAAATTAAGACATGAAATAGTTAAAAAATTAAAAGAGAAAAAAATAAATATAGATTTTTTAGGAAATGGATCATGTAGAAAAATTCAAACAAAAGAAGAAGGATTAAAAGATTATAGATTTTCTATTGTAATAGAAAATTCTAATACTTATAATTATTTTACTGAAAAATTAGTTGATTCTTTAGCAACTGCTACAATTCCAATTTATTGGGGATGTCCAAATATAGGTGAATTTTTTAATAAACATGGAATTATAACATTTACTACAATTAAAGAACTAGAAAATATATTATCTATTCTATCTATAGATTTATATAATTCCATGTTACCTTTTATAGAAGAAAATATAGAATTAGCTAAAAGATATGAAGTTAACGAAAATTTAATTTATGAATTATTTAAAAAAGAAGAAATAATATGAAAATACATAAAATATTAGTAACGGGTAATAAAGGTTTCATTGCTACTCATTTAATAGAATCTTTAAAATATAAATATCCAAAATCTAAAATAATAGGATTTGAAATAAATGATAATCCGTTAGATTTTAAATATGAACATTATGATGTTATATTTCACTTAGCTTCTATAGCAAGAACCGTAGATTGTACTGAAGATCCATTTGGGCAATCTTTCAAATCAAATATAGAATTAACTAATATTTTATTAAAACATTTTAGCTATGATAAATTTATATATGCTTCTAGTTGTGCTATATATGGAAATCAAATTGAGTTACCAATAAAAGAAAGTAATTTACCAAACCCACCTAGCATATATGCAGCTCAAAAATTATATTCTGAGAATTTAATAAATATGTATCATCAAAAAATAAATAAACCTAGCATTTGTTTAAGATTATTTAATACATATGGAAAAGGGCAATCACAACTAGGCTCATATCCTAATGTAATAGCTTCAATGATTAAATGTTATAAAGAAAATGGATATGTTGAAGTTACTGGGGATGGAACACAAAGTAGAGATTTTGTCTATGTTAGTGAGGTAGTTAGGGCTTTTATTATGAGTATGAATATTGGAATATCAACAACTATAAATATTTGTTCTGGTAAAGAAACTAATATTTTAACACTAGCTAGATATATTACTAATAAAATTCACTTTATTGAAAAAAGAGAATTTGATATATATAAACAACGAGGAGATTATTCTTATGCTCAGAATTTTTTAGGATGGTCTACAACATTTACATTAAAAGACGACATAGAAAGGACTTTAAAATTTGAAGGCTTGTTGTAATGTACTACAAACAAATTCTAATTTAAATTTATGTTTTTCTCATGTACATATGTATAATTCAATAAATAAATATATTGAGTGCTATTTAGGAAAAACTATTTTACAACCAGATACTACTCATTATATTATAATGGATTTAAGTAATAGTGTTGAAGAAAATTTAGATCATATCATAGAATTTAAAAAAAATGGTGGAATTGTCATTCTTATGGTTTTTGATCCTATATCATTTCCTAAAATAGATATATTTATTGAAAAAGAAGCATTGTCTAAAATTATTTTATTTGATCAAAAATTTAAAGACAGATTTCCTATCCCTACTTTTATAAGTGATTATTTTTTTAATGAATCTATTTTTTCTAAAAATAAAACTTTATGTCAAGAAAAAAAATATTGCATAATTGGACATTTAGTCCATGATAGACAAAATGATTTTATGCAATTATATAATAGTGTAGATTTAGAAAAAGTAGATAGAGGATTATATAATCATAAAAATTATAGCGACATATATAAAAAAATACAAGAATTTAATGGACTAGTAATTTTTGATAGTGGGATCGGTGAAGATGGAATTAAATTAGAACATTATAATAAAGCTAAAGCTATTGAAGCTTTAATGTGTGGAGTTAATGCATACTGTAAAAATAGCATTAATACTAAATATTATAATGAATTCATTATTAAACCATTTGATGATATGAGACACACATTAAAACAAATCAAATTTAATCAAGAGCATATATGGAAAATAAATAAACGAGTTATAAATGAATTAATAGAAGAATGTAAAATTATATAAATATTTTTAAAGGAATTAAATTATATGATAAAAAAGAAAATATTAGTTACAGGTGGATCGGGATTTATTGGCAGTCATGTAATCGATGAATTAGTAAATAGAGGGCATCAAGTAATAAGCGCTGATAGATCTATGAATTGGCAAAATGATAAAGCAGAATATTTTGAATTAGACATAACAAATAAAGTTAGAGTTGATAGATTAATAAAAAAATTACAACCTAATCTTGTTATTCATTTGGCGGGTATTCTTGGAACATCAGAAACATGGAATCATATTCATGAAACTATAGATTCTAATATTCATGGCGCTATTAATATTTATGATGCGTGTGCTAAATATAATTGTGATATAGTGACAGTAGATGTTGGATCTAGATGGCTCTCCCCTTATACTATTACTAAAACTACGGGGGCAGAATTTGCTAAAGGATATGGTAATAAGTATGATATTAATGTAGGAATTTTAAGAATTTTTAATGTATATGGCCCTAGACAAAGTACTAAAATAATTAAAATTGTTCCTAAATTTATTGAAATGGCTTTAAAAGATAGTGAATTACAAGTTTGGGGTAATAAAAATGCTGATTTAATTCATGTTAAGGATGTAGCAAAAGCTTTTGCTAATGCTGTTGAAAAAATAGAAAAAATAAATGGTATTGAGGATATTTTTATTGGATCTGGTGAACAATTCACAGTTTATGATGTGGCTGAAATGATAGGTGAAAAAATTGGAAGTGGAATTATTAAACAAATGAATCCTAGATGTGGTGAAGAAAAAGCAGAATCTGGATATATGAGTAATACTAAAGCCAAAGATATTTTAAATTGGGAACCTGAAATAAATTTAGAAGACGGTTTAAATGAGACAATTGAATGGTATAAAAATAAATTTATGGATACCAAAAATATATGACTAAAATAGAATTGGTACAGAGAATAGGTGATGATATTTGTGAAGGGTGTGGGCCTGATCCTGATTGCGGAATAGAAATATCAGAATGTGATCGTATAGATAATGCTATAACTATATTAGATGAATTTATTAATGAGGAATTAGAATGAAATATTTTATTTTAACTTTAAAACATAAATGGTTTGTGTTTTTAGCTGGTCTTAAAACTAAAGCTCCCTTATGGCGTTTAATTATTCATGATTAGTCTAAATTTATGCTCGATGAGTTACCTCATTATGATAGACAATTCTTTGGTAAAGCGGATGATCCTGAAGGATTTATTAGATGTTGGGTAAGACATCAAAATAGACATCCACATCACTGGGAGTACTGGCAACCAAGAACTGGGCATAATCGTTGTGATCCTCCATATCCTGATAACGAACCTATTCCAATGCCAGAATGGGCAGTAAGGGAAATGATAGCTGATTGGTTAGGAGCCAGTAGAGCATATGAAAAAAGATGGCCAACTAAAGATAATTGGCCATGGTTAGAAGCTAATTTAGAAAAAGTTAAATCTAGAGTTCATAAAGATACTGCTAAACTTATAGATAAAATATTAGAGGAAGTAGATTATTAATAATATACTTCCCCACTAATTATTTTTTAAGTTTAAAGTTTATTCCTTCACTATTACAACCACATCCTGTGCAACTAGAAGAATATATCATTTGATTACCATTATGAATACATTTTGAACATAAATTTCCATGTAAAGAATCATATGTTGATAATGCTGCATCTTTTATAAAATCTAAAGTTTGATCCGAAATAGTATTATTATGGGTTCTTAAAAATATATAAGCAGATATAATTTCTTTTCTATCTATCATTTTCAATCTCCTTTTTAAATTAATTTAACATCACTACTAATTATCATTGACCCATTTTTAGCTATATATTTATTTTTGTTATTGAAGTCTTTTTTAACTAAAATAACCTCTCCTATTTTATTAGAATACCATAAATTTAAGCAACTGCAAGATAATATTTTTACTTTAAAATATGTATTTATTAATTTATTATATATATCTTCAAGATCTGAAATAGAATTACCCTCTCTTAATTTTTTAGCTTTTTCTCTAGCATCATCGAGTGATAGTCCTTCATCCATATAAATTAACCCAATTTTTACAATTAAATCATTTTTTTTACTAGAAGTTCTAATCATTTTTAATCTCCTTTTTATTTATTATTATTTATTATTTATTGACATTTAAAAATTTTTGAAACATTTCTTCGTAGTTACCACTACCAAAAGTTCTATTATTTTGATGACACCAATTTAAGAAAGCATATATAGTATCGGATTCATTGACATAAAGATCTTCTTCAAAAATAAAGAAAATCTTTTCTGGATTAAAAGTTCCAATAGTTTTTACACCTTCACTTATCATAGTATAATTATAGAACCCAAGTTTTTTCATTTTTCGATCTCCTTTTATTCTTTATTTAATATAATTATATAATATCATAAACCTAAAGTCAAGTAAATAATTAATTATTTTTTATTTATAATTATATTATATCAAATATTTATTAAAAAGTAAATATGAAATTAATATAAATAATTAAAAAATTTTAAGGATATAGTATATTGCAACTTATAGATGAAGTCTACGAAAAAATTCCTAATATTGGTCAAAATAAATCTGAAATAACAAATTTAGCTAAATTTGTTCAATCTATTAATCCTAAAAATATTTTAGAAATAGGTACTCAATTTGGTGGAACTTTTTATTTGTGGTGTAAATTAGCTTCAAATAAATGTATTTCACTTGATTTACCTAATGGAATTCATGGTGGTATAGATCAACAATCAATTTTTAATAGAAATAATAAATTTCTAAATGATTGGTTTCCTAATAAAAATATAACTTTTATTAGTGCAAATTCTCATAAGCAAGAAACCTTTGATGTATTGTTTGAAAAAATGCAAGGTGAAGAAGGATTTGACTTTTTATTTATAGATGGAGATCATACTTATGATGGTGTTAAACAAGATTATGAGATGTATAGATTTTTAATAAAATCTGGAGGATATATAGCTTTTCATGATATTAATAATATTGATGATTGTGGCGTAGATAAATTATGGAAAGAATTAAAAGGTGAAAAAATTGAATTTAATGATAAAACTACTTGGGTAAAAAATTCTAATAAAATTATGGGAGGAATAGGAATAATAAAAAATGAATAAAAAATGGCTATTAAGTTATCCTAGATCTGGAAGTAATTGGCTAAAATATTGCATTGAAGCCTTAACAAACTTTGAAGTTTCAACTTTAATAGATTGTAAAAAAATTACTGAAGACATTATTCTTAAAGATCATGGCCACGTATCAAATTTTTGGAATAATTATAGTGAATTTGATACAATAATATTGATAGTTAGAAATTATAAAGAATGCATTACAAGACATATTGATATTACTAATTATGATGAATTAAAAAAAGAATTTCAAAATAAAACTCCTATTCAAAGTGGAATTGATGATACTGATTTTATAATGTTATTAGATTTGTATGATAAATCTAAAGGACCAAAAATATTAATCTATTATGAAGATTTTATTTTAAATCCTAAAAAAGAATTAGAAAAAATATTAAAATTTTTATTGAATCTTAATGCTCATATAAAAATATCTTTAAATGATTTCTTAATAAATTTTAATTCTCATAAAGAAAAAAGCATTCAATATTATAGAAATAATTTTAGTGCATCTATAACTAGAGGTGATAAAGATAAACTTTTTTATCATTCTAAAAAAATAAATATTGAAGATAGAAAAAAATTAGATAATTTTTTACAACATGAATATCCTGATCTTTTTAAAAAATATTTACAAAGGTATTTAGAAAATGAATAAAAATATATTCATCTGGACAGAAATAATTAATGTAGGTAAAATTGGTAAAATTGCATTAGAATCATTTAGAAAATATCATCCAAATTTACATGTTTTTATTTATGGAAAATGGGATGACTTTGAATGGATAGATCCTCTAGAATTAGATAATGCAACATATGTAGCTTTAGGTTCTGATAATGATATAGTTCAATCATTTAATAAAGGTCATGAGGGGACAGCTAAATTATGGGCTAAATTAATTCAAGAAAGACCTGAAAAATATATGATTCATTTTGATAGTGATATTATATTTAGAGGTGATGTAGTTCAAGATATTATAACTAGAATTGAAGAAGGATATGATTTAATAGGAGCAGTTCGTAATTATAAAAATAATTTATGCCATAATGATGATGTTAGACATTTACAAGATGTTTGTGCTACTGGATGTTTTGCTTTTAATAGAGAATTAATTTCTAATTTTGATTATAATACATTAACTAGTATGTGTCAAGGAATACATAATCCTTTAGGTCACCCTGTTATGGATTTCTTTGATCCTGTTATGTTCGATATTCTAAAGAATGGTGGCAAAATATCATTCTTAGATTTTGATGATGTAGGTGGATGTAATAATCAAGGTTCTAGAAATAATAAATATTCTGAACTCAACAATATGAATGCTGCCTTTAAAATTGAATTTGGCGAGAAAATGTCTCACTTTAGTGCTGTTGGATCTGGAATGAATTTTTTTCATAATTCAGAAAAAATAAGAAATGTTCCAAGTAGTTATAGAGATTATGCCATAGATAGGTATGCATTATTTTGTAAAATATTTTATAATGAAGATATTGGTATAGATGTTAGTCAATATAATAGTTTATTCAATGGCATTGAATGGTATTAATCTCTCAAAATTATTAAAATTACTGTCGGAATCATAAAGGCATAAAATTCCCATTGAAAAATAGTAATATTAAAGAGTAAAATTGTACTCATACCTAACCACAGAGGTAATGCTGAATATTTTATTATTTTATAAAATTTATTCATTTTAATCTCCGTCTATTTTAAACATTTTTGATCAATATTATGACATTTTTTCTTTAAATGACACTCTATGCATCTTTGCATAAAAATATTATCATCTAAAATATTAATAATTTTTGTAATTTTATCAATATTTTTATAATTATTTTCAATATTTTGATTTCTAATCATAACTTACAATTCTCATCATAACAATTACCATTTATTATTGGAGCTCCACAACTACAATGACTGTTTTCATATGGGCAATTTATACTTGGTTTTTGATCTATTGTTACTGATTCATATCCATATTTTTCTTTAATTGGTATACAATATCCCTCAAAAAATCGTTCACATATACCACATATTTCTGGAGTATTTCTATATTCTTCAATCATTTTTCAATCACCACTTATAATTTCAGTTATTATTTCTTCCCCAAAAAATCTTCTTTCGCTTAAATTAAGATTTTTTAATCTACCAACAACAACGCCTCTACCACCTACAGATGACATAAAACTAGTTCCAGGTGTTTCAATAATATATCTATCTGCAATGTCAAATGGAAAATTATAAGTTCTTGCTTGTTCGCCGTGTTCCCATTCATAAATAGTTGCCATTAGAATTTGATGGCAAGAAAAATTACATCTAAAAATTCCATATCTTCTATCATATACAAAAGGATAAGACATATCAAATTCTCTAAGTGGAATTGGCATAGAGGCATAATCACTAATATCCCACCATTGTTCTTCAGTAATAATTTGTATATTCATAATATTCATTCTTAATTAACTTTATTTATATTATGACATTTCAATCATTCTCTCTAAAACTTTTACAACTCTTTTCTATGTTGTTTTCATCTTTCCATATTTTCTAGTGGACTTGCTGCTGATTTATTTATTATCTGTCTAATGACTCCTGATGACATTCTCTAAGAAAATTATCAAGTGTTGGTTTGTTGTCCTCGATGAATTCTTTTCTAGCTTCATCTATCAATATCCCATAAAACTCTATAATTCGTCGACGATGATTACCTTGAATTACTATCCTACTTGCAATTTTCCTTAACAACCATTTTTGAAAGTTAGTCATACTAATCTCCGTCTATTTTAAACATTTTTGTAATTTTCTCAATATAGACATATCTATCGTTAATTATTCTTACTAAATAATAACTCTAGAATACTAACAATTCCTGCAAATAAAATAATTAATGGAAATAAAATAATTTTCCCAGCCAAATTCATATGAGATTTCTTACCTAGTGTACATATCCATGGTAGTATTACTTTTTCATATTTAGTCATAATATTTTATTATCATTTTCCTACAATTAATTTTTCAAACTTCTTAGTAAATTTTTTATTACGTTTCCAGAACATGAAATGATTGTCAATGTCCCACCAAAAATCATTTCTACAAGTAAGATTTAAAGTATTATTTCTTATTCCTACCCAATATTCAAAATCACAATATTCCTTTAAATAATATTTAGATTGAGCTAAACCTTCCACCGCCTCTTTGACCTTTTTAATTTCTTCTTTTTTACAGAAAATTGTAATTTTCTTATCAAAAATTTTACAATGATGAATGACGTATATATCGATATGTTGCCTTAACACTTTTAAAGAATTTGGTAATGCACCAAATTCAAATTCTGCAGATCCCATATAATCGAATGATAATATAGAATCTATTCCATTTTTACATTCATTTACTGAAAATTTTGCTCTCTGTACACAATAAGGTTCCATTTTTAATCTCCTTTATTTAATTTATAATATAATTATATAATATCATAAAACTAAAGTCAAGTAAATAATTAGTTTATAAATAATTATGACATAATATTAACATTTAAATATATAGGAATTATGAATAATAACTTATCAGGACTTAGTGCCATCCACATCGAACTCACTTCTCGTTGTAACAAAAACTGTCACATGTGTGGTAGAAGAAAAGTAGAAAAAACTCTACCAGATTTAGCTGACTATTCTAGCGATATAACACTTAACCTTCTAAAAAAAATATCTAGGCAATTACCACATAATATTTTAGTTATTCTACATTGGAACGGAGAGCCAACCTTGTATCCTAGACTAAGATCATCTTTAAGATTGTTCAATAATCAAATTACTACTTTTAATACAAATGGAAAATTACTTTTAGCTAAATCGGATGACATTATAAATAATTTAGATACATTAGTACTTTCTACTTTTGAAGATGATCCTGAATGGGAAAGTCAATTCAAAGTATTTCAAAAGTTCTTATATAAAAAAGGTAATAAAAAGCCTAATACTATTATCAGATGTTTAGGAAATATATCTGAAGAAAGAATGGAGTTATATAAAAGTACTGGTTCTATTATAGCTAAACGTATATTACACTCTCCTATGGGAAGCTTTAAGTATACTAATGAACCAACTATTCCCGAAGCTGGTATTTGTTTAGATTTTTTAAATAGAGTAGCTATTAATACAAAAGGTGAAGTATCACAATGTGTCAGATTCGATTCTAATAGAGCTGGTATTATAGGTGATATTAATATACAATCTTTAAGTGAAATATGGAATGGAGAAATAAGAATGAATTATTTAGACAAACATATTAGAGGAAAGCGTAACGAAATTCCATTATGTAAAGAATGTGAGTTTTGGGGCGTTCCTAGAGGAGGAGATTAAAATGGATAAATTTACACCAAATACTTTTGTTAAGAAAGGATGGGGTAGTGAGCTTTGGATAGTTAACAATGAATTATATTGTGGAAAAGTTCTTTCTTTTAGTATAGGTAAAAAATGTTCATGGCATTATCATAAATTAAAGGATGAAACTTTCTATATTTCTCATGGTAGCTTTTCTATTAAATACTCATATGAAGATGATATAGAAAAAGCAGATAAGATTATATTAAGTATTGGACAAAAATTTCATGTTCCCGTTGGATTAAGACATCAAATGAAAGCTTTAGATCCTAATTCAGAAATAATAGAATTTTCTACAAAACATCATGATTCAGATAGTTATAGAATAATAAAAGGAGATTAATAATGAAAGTATTTTTAGGTGGCACATGTAATGATAGTAAATGGAGAGAAAAATTAATTTCTAAATTAGAAATAGATTATTTTAATCCAGTAGTAGACAATTGGACAGAAGAATGTCAGGCAGAAGAAATTAAACAAAGAGGAGAATGTGATTATTGTTTGTATGTTATTACTCCTAAAATGACAGGAGTGTATTCTATCGCTGAAGTTATTGATGATAGTAATAAGAGACCTAATAAAACAATATTTTGTTTTCTAAACCAAGATGATGATTTGATTTTTGCTCCTAACCAAATCAAATCTTTAGAAAATATAGGTAAAATGGTACAAAGAAATGGAGGAATTTGGCTATCTAATTTAGAGTCAGTTGCTGTTAATTTGAATTTTAAGAAAGGGTTATAGACTAATGAAAGTATTAGTAACGGGAGGGTCAGGATTTTTAGGAAAAGCTTTACAAAAAATTAGGCCAGAGTGGATATATTTATCATCTAAAGATTGTGATCTTAGAGAAAAAAGTTGGGTATTTAGCACTTTATCTGAAATAGCTCCTGATGCAATCGTACATTTAGCAGGTAGAGTTGGTGGAATTAAAGAAAATTCTAAAAACCAAGCTGACTTTTATTATGATAATATATCAGTGAATACTAATGTTATTCATTGTGCACATATAATGGGAATAAATAGAATATTATCTGCTTTAAGTACATGTGCTTTTCCTGATGTTGTTAATAAATATCCATTTACTGAAAAAGACATTTTAAATGGTCCTCCTGCTTTTACTAATTTATCTTATGGATTTACTAAGCGTAGTCTTTATGCAATGTCTAATGCGTATAGAAGACAATATGGTCGAAATTATTCTTGTTTTTGTCCTAGCAATATATATGGCCCAAATGATAATTTTGATTTAGAAAGTAGTCACTTTGTTCCAGCAATGATTAGAAAATTTATAGAAGCTAAAGATGGAGATACTATAGAATTTTGGGGAACTGGGGAACCTTTAAGACAACAATTATATGTTGAAGATTTAGCATTTTTTATACCAACTTTATTAAAGCATCATAATAGTAATATTCCAATGATTGTAGTTCCCGATGAAAATTTAAGCATACGAAAGATGGTAGAAATATGTAAAGATCTTATAGGAAAAAATGTTAAATATTTTTTTAATAACTCTTTAGATGGGCAATATAGAAAAGATGGAGATAATTCTATGTTTATGAATTTAATTCATGAGCATTTACATACTAGAGAATTATTGCCATTTAAAAAAGGGTTAGAAGAAACGATTAAATGGTATAAGAAAAATGGACATATTAGATAAAATAAATGATATTCTAATATTAGAAGAAAAATGTGAATATGTAGTATTAGTATATTTTGAAGGTAAAATAATACACGCTATAGGATATCATAATAAACCAAATAAGGAAACTTATAAGCAATTAAGACAAGAATTTAGAGAAGATAAATCACATGGGTTATATAACATAGTTGAACATATAGGATTTATACCTTCCAATAAACTAATTCCTCCTTTAACTATAAAAGAAATATCTAATAAAATGGACGAAATTAATAAAGAATTAGAAAATATAGATAAGGAAAATAAATGAGCAAAACTTTATTTATCTTTAAATTTTTGTCTATATTCTTCTAATATGGATTCAAAGTTTCCCACATAATACTCATTTCTATCTTCACATGATTGTAGATGATAATCATATTGACCACATTTTTTACAAGGTATAAGACGATCATCAAATCTTGCTTTAAGCTGCCATAATATGCACCGTGGCTTACTTGTTATTAAATGACCTATAGCATATAATTTTACTCTTTCTACTTTAGGATATAATTCAAAAAGTTCTAAACATCTTTTAGAAAATAGTCTTAATAATTGTTCTTTAGTAAAATGAATAGGCACTTCTAGATTTTCTCTTCGTTGATCAAATCTTATTTCATATGTGGCTAATTTTAACTTTTTCATATCATTTAATATTGCATTAGGGCTACCCATAATAATTATCCTTTTAATCTATTTATTTTTATTATCCATGATGCAACCTCTTTAGTATTTCCTTCTTCTTTCTTTATTTCTAGGAATTCTTTAATGTATCTTTTTATTGTATTAGAGTGTAAAAATTCATAAATAGCTTTTGCAAATGGAACCGGTTGAATTAATTCATCTTCGAGTAACCATTTAGAATTAAAGCAACATCCATATTTTTCAATAAACATTTGCCAAAATAATTGTTTTTGTGCCCAAGTCTTTAATATCCCAAATCCTTCCCATTGCGTTAAATCTATGTCACTTCTATTTGGATAGATTTTAGGTTCTTTTCCATCAATGGCATCTTGAGTTATTTCTTTAAAATCTTTACATTTATTACATTTAAAAAATAGTGAGTATTCTCCCATTTCAGGAACTAATCCAGGTAAAGTGAAATCAGATGAATCATAATCAAATACCCATTTGTGCCAACATTCACCTAAACATTCTATTAAAAATTGTTGCTCTTTTTTTGTCAATTTTATTTTCATTTGCAATCTCTTTTTTTATTTTTATGATAGAGAGGGCAACCTGCACTACGTTTCAATTTAGGATTCGAACCCAAATCTCTCTATCTGCTAGCCTTTTTAAAAAATTTCCATTTATGTCTTGTCCAATCTACTTGTAATCCACAATTTCTACGATGTAAATCATGCCACCATTCATGTGCGGCATTTCCTGTTAATTCTCTACTAATTCCATCATCAAATTCTAGCAACACTTTAACCATTTTATTTGGTTCTTTTTCAAAAATTTCTTCAACCCAATTACGTTGTTTAAATATTGAAATAAATTTATTATAAAAATAAGAAATCATTATATTTTTCCTTTCGTTAATGACCACCATTTAATTCCATCGAGATAATATTTATCGCTGCTGTTATCTACAACAATAGTTAAAGTTTTACTTCCTATTTTCTGCACTTTATGTTCATAATCCAAAAATGCAGTTTCTCCCTTTATATCTTTTATATATCCTCTTACATATAAATTAGGAGTTATATCAAAAAGATCTTTATATGCTTTTATTTTTCTTTTAATCTCTTTGATGGTAGGTTCACCTTCAAATGTTAAATCAATTGGATTCATATTTATTTCTCCTTTTAATTGCAATCTTTTTAAGTGTCAAAATTAGCAAAAGAATAAAAACTTTTTATCAAATCATTATCAAATAGAATGGCACAAATAATACCTGTTCTAAAATTTTCAGATTGAACTATAACATTTCCACTTGGTCCTATTCCAGGGCTATCAATTACACCTACTAACTCAAAACCATCGTAAATTGTTTCTGCTATATAAGGAGCAGATCCCCATAAATCCCAGGATTTATTTTTAAGAAAAACAAACATATCATCAATAGAATAAAAATGTTCAATCTGCAATTTCATATTATTCAATTCTTCTAAGGTTTTATTATAAGGAGGATTTGAATAATCAATCATCATATCACTTAAAAATTTTAATTGAATTTCAAAAAACTTTCTCAAATAATTAAAATTATAATTACATCCCAATATTTCTAATGTTTCTTGTTGATCTAAATCCTTTCTTATTTCAAAAAATAATTCAAAAATAGCTAATGCAGAAGAATATTGGCAACTACCCCACTCATTTACATCGAAATTAAATTTAAAATCATTAGGCCATCCATATTCTTTTTCTAATTTAATTTTCCATTCATCTTTATTCATTATGTTCCCACCCATCAGCTTTTAACCGCTTGTCACTCTCGGTTGCTTTGTTCAGACTTAATACTTTAAATGTATATTTTTTTCTATATATAAATACCATACACTCCATTTTCAATCTCCTTTTAGCCTTTATTTAATTTATACTATAATTATATTATATCACAACCTAAATGTCAAGTAAATAATTATTTTTACTATCATTATAAATAATTAAAAATTAAGGATAATAGAAATGAATCAAAAAGTTGCATTTATCACAGGGATCACTGGACAGGATGGTAGTCATTTAACTGATCTATTACTAGAAAAAAATTATAAAGTAATTGGTATGGTTAGGAGAAATTCTGTTCCTGAAAATCAAACATATAGAATAAATCATGTAATGAATAATTCTAATTTGATTTTAGAATATGGTGATTTGGAAGATATTACCTCTATTATACGTATTTTAAATACATATCAACCAAATGAAATATATCACTTAGGGGCACAATCGCATGTTGGTATATCATTCAAAACACCAATTTATACTAGCAATGTAGTAGCTATAGGAACCGTGAATTTATTAGAAGCTATTCGAATAGCCTGCCCAGATACTAAAATGTACAACGCTGGTTCCAGTGAAATGTTTGGGAATTCAATTGATTCTGATGGATTTCAAAGAGAAACTACCCCAATGCACCCTGTTAGTCCATATGGTTGTGCTAAGACCTTTGCCTATAACATATGTAGAAACTATAGAAATAGCTATGGTTTATTTATTTCTACAGGAATTTTATTTAATCACGAGGGAGTTAGGAGAGGAATTAATTTTGTAACAGGTAAAGTCGCTAGAGATGCTGTTAGAATTAAGAAAGGAATTATTGAAAGTCTTCCTATGGGTAATTTAAATGCTGCTAGAGATTGGAGTAGCTCTAAAGATTTCGTTAAAGTAATGTGGGAAATTTTACAGTTAAATGAAGCTGATGATTTTGTATGTGCATCAGGTATTTCACATACTGTTGAAGATTTATTAAAATATACATTTAATTTATTAGATTTAGATTATAAAGATTATGTTACTATAGAAGAAAAATATTTAAGACCCGAAGAATTAAATGTACTTAAAGGAGATTGTTCTAAACTTAAAAAAGCTATTCCTCATTGGAAGCCTGAATATACATTTGAATCTATGATGAAAGAAATGGTTAATCACTGGATGAAATATTATGAATAATGAAAATACGATAGAAAATTTAGATACTCAAATTTTAGTTTTAGGTAGAACTCTAGAATTTTTATTAGAAGAAAGAAAAGGTATAATAATTGAAGAAAATAATTTATGGTATTTAATATATAAATATTTAGGAAATATCTACATGAATAATATTACTAATAATAAAGAATTTGAAACTTTAATAAAATATTATGATGGAGAAATTCTTTGGGTAGATGAAAATATTATAGAAATGGCTAATATGAAGAAAGAAAAAATACTTAATACTTATCATTAAGGAAAGATATGTTTAGATTAAATAGATTTAAAAGATTTTATAGATGGATTAAATATAAAATATATGAATTAAGATATGGATTTAATCCAAGTGATTGTTGGAGTTTAGATTATTCTTTATCTAAATGGTTGCATCCTAGATTAGTACATTTTAGAAATAATTTATGTGGGCATCCTTCTAATATAACTTATGAAAAATGGGAAGAAATTTTAGATAAAATGATATTTGCTTTTAAAAATATTGCAGATGATGATCCTTGCTTATGGACTGCTAATAATCCTGACTTTAAAAAAGTTGAAGAGGGACTAGATTTATTTAGAGAGTATTTTCATGATTTATGGAATTAATAAATGAAAAATCCATTTAATTTTTTTGAAGCTATATTTTTAATTAATCTTGATGATCGACCAGAAAAATGGGAAGATTCTCAAGTAGAATTAGAAAAAGTAGGAATTCTAGATAGAACAGAAAGATTTGCGGCATATAAAACTAATCCTGGGGCAATAGGATGTGCAAAATCTAATATAGAATGTATTAAAATAGCTAAAGAAAGAGGATTAAATAATGTTTTAATTTTAGAAGATGATATTGAATTTGAAGATAATTGCATAGAAATTTTAGAAAAATCATTAGAGCAACTTTTTCAAATAGAAAAAGTTGGGATGTTTTACCTAGGAATTAATCCTCTCACTAATTTTCCCAAAGTTACTAAGAATTTAGCAAAAATTATAGCTGGTTATACTACTCATGCATATTGTGTATTTCCTAATATGTATGATATCATTATTAATGAAGGTAAACCTCCTATTGATGTCTATTATTCTCAACTACATAGACGACTTAATAATAGTTATTGTACTTACCCTCTTATAGGTTCTCAAAGAAAATGTTGGTCAGATATAGAAAATGTTGAATGTGATAATGGTGCTCATATAAAAGAAAGATTTTATAAATATGTAAATTAACACCTACCAGTAATTTTCATAAATTCATTATACCATTCTATAAATTTATCACATGATTCATAAGTAAATAATCCGCGAGGATGAGTAAATGTTTTAATTTGATCTCCAAAAGTTCTATTAAAATCATTATATATTTCTACTGGGCACCCATCAATAGGATCGTATCCTCCTAAAGTACACCATCCAAATTCACCACAATTATTAGCATATTCATCATCTATTACTTCTTTTCCACATATGAATTCTTCATTTTTATTAATATTTAATAATTTACATCCAGGATATTCTATTATATTTTTATCTGGATTTATCCATATAGCTTTATGTTGTCTTCCGCCAGTCGTAGCACCCTTCCACTCAGAATAAAATTTAGTAATAGCTTCTCCTATATTATTAGCTAATACTATAATATATTGATCCTTTACTCCTATTAAATGACTTCTAATATTTTTAATTGTTATATCCTCTTCTTTTTGATAATATACATATAGTCCAATATTATCAACTTCCATTATTTTATAACATGAAAACCAATCACCTGCTCCACATATAGACATAAATCTTTCTAATAATGGAATTTTATATATTCTATCCATTTTTCCTCAAATAGTCTGGTTAACTATTAAACTAACTATACCTAAAATTAGATATCCCCATCTTAAAGCTGGTAGATACCCTACCATTTCTAATTTTACTTTTTCTTGAAAAGTTCCCCACTTCATAATAGATATAATCCCTATTATTCCTAAAAGAAATACTCCAAATCCTAAAATCATTCCAAAAAATTGAAAGAGCTGCTATTGTATTCATATTACCTCCATATCATTTTGTCAAATATATTCTTTTTGCATTTACTAAAATAATCGCTGCCGCTTGTCTACTTTTAATTGGTTGCATATCTTCAACATCATTTAAATATTTTATAGCCTCTTCAAAATGATATGTATCTGAAACACATTGAGATGTCATATTGTATATATATTCAAATGCTTCTTCTAAATTAATAGTTCCATCTTTTCTACGATATTTATCTAAATTTTTCATTCACCATACATCCTTAACTTCTTCTATAGAATCTATTTCTATATCATCTGCACAACATATGTCAGGTATATCTACTCTTTTTTCAATAACATTATCTGCGACATCCCAGGCATCATTTTCATTATATGCATCTACATAAAAATAATGATTATTCATAGTAATCACATTAACTTTATATTTAACTAATTCACCATTTAATCCAGCCTCTTCTCTTATTGCTTTTTCTTCTTCAATATTTCGAAGTCTTTTTAATTCTATAATTTGTTCACTATTGCCAAATTCTAATTTTTTACCACATAGAAGATTTTCAGGCATATTAACCTATAATCCTTTCTTCATCACTAAAACTAGACTTATATACTTTCATATCTTTAAGGTCTAAATAAGCGGAAAGAATTTCTGGTTCATAAAGAGAAATATCTAATTTTTTATTTCCTTTTAAATATGGATGAAAATTGGCGCCAAAAGCTACTTGTTTAGTATCTAATTTTTCAACTTCAGATATTATATGTAGCGCTACTGAATCTAAATCATACATTAGTCCTTTAGCTCTACCTTGGGGCAATAAAGGTAAAAGAACAAAATATTCTATATCTTTATGATATAATTGATATAAAGCCTTAAACCTCTCAACATCTTGTTTAAAACTTAGTAATATATGAAAATTTGTTCTTACTCCATTTTCTATACAATCTTTAGTAGCATTTGTCCATTCATTTATTAAATGATTATGACAAGTAATAGCTACTCCACCACAATATTTTTTAGTAGCTTCAATAATTTCTTTTGTCATACCTATACCGTTAGTAGTATAATTTGGAGTAATTCCAAGATCATAAAAAGTTTTTAAAATTTCAATAAAATCTGGATGTTCATTTGGATTACCACCACCAATAGCTACTTGAAATGGTCGCTGATTTTCTGTCATTGGGCCATAGAAATTGTTTATCTTTTCTATTACATTAGGATAATGCTCTTCTTGAATAGAGTTTTGGTAGCAGTTATGTACTAAAATATTGTTAGCAAAATAATTATGATAGTTTTTAATACCTAAATTATATACAAATCCTTTATGTTTTCTTTTTGATATTTTTTTTATTTTCATAACATACTCCCTCTTTATAGTGACGGTGTTTATCAATTTTACCATGACATGATGCACAGTAAGTGATTCCTATTTGTAAATTATCAAAATGATAATTTCTTATTCTGTGACATATTAATTCAAATTCTTTACTTTCAATATCTATATCCTTTATAGATTTCCATATATTTAATTTTTGTAAGAAATTTTTAATAATATCTCTTAAAGGTTCTATATGATGTACTTCTAGCCTACCTCCTCTAATACTACATAATTGACAAGTATAATCATCCCTTTTTAAAATTTCTATATTCCAGCCAGCTAATCTATATCTTACAATGCCTCCTGCTCTCCCTCCACCTTTCCATCTAGGATTATCTTTACCAAATCTTTTCTTTATAGTACCAGTAACATAACCTCTTTTAATAGTTTCACTCATTTTTTTAACAGTTTCGGGATTTTTCATAGGATTTTTATCCCCGGTCATTCGAATAGATTGTAAATGAGAAAGTTCCTCTTTAGTCATAGGAACTTTTGTTAAATTAGGTCCTCCTTTCCAATTTGGGTTTTTATCTCCTATTTTACTCTTAGATCGCAAATCACTACTTTTTGATTTACAATCTTCACATATATTTCCTTCTAATGTTCCAGTAGGAGATATATGGGTGATATTTTTTTCTACTTTTCCAGTGGGTTTCTTGCAATTCCGACAAAGAACTGTAATTTCTATTTTTTCTAGTTTTACATTTTTTCTCTTACATAAGTTACAATGAGTCCTATTTTGAGTTCCTATAAATGTTTCTTTACAATTTATACAGATTTTTTCATTTATTTTCTTTTTATAACGCTGTTTACCTAATGTTTTATGGCATTCTTTATTAGAACAACATCGCGATCTTTTATCTCTGTTTTCATATTCTTCTTGACATATAACACATTTCTTTATCATAATATATAATCCTTTGAGTTCCTTTATATAAGTATTTATATATTATGATTTTTACTTTGTATATGTTAAATTTTAATTTACTCCTTTATATAAAAAAATTTTATTATTTTATATATCTAAGAAATAAATATCATCTATTTCTTTTATTTTGTCTGCTCTAATCCATCCTCTATTAAATGTAAATATCTTATGATTAGGAGTTATTTCTAAAATTTCGCCATTTTCTAATTCTATAATTATCAATTCTCCTGAATACTCTCTTTTATGTATTTGTTCTACCTCATTAGTCATAACTTCCAAATTTTTCGCATTTACATTTAAAACTGTATCACCTACTACTATATCCTTTATTTTCTTTTTACCATCTATAGTAGAAATTAGACTATTTTCATTTAAACAATAATTACAAGCCCCGGAACAATAATTAGTAATTTTGACGTCATAAAATTCTGGATATTTTAATTCAACAATTGGTTTAGAACTATCATAGTACATTCTGATTGTCTTAAAATTATGATAAACACTTCTATAATTTTCTTCTGGAAAACTTCTAGTTTTAATCATTTTCAATCCTTTATGTTTTAAATTTTAACAACTAATTTCTGTATTCACAAAAACATCATTTAATCTACTTATTATATTCTTTCCTTCAAGTCCATCAGACTTAATTTTGATAGATATATCCTTTTGAAATCCTAACCCATCATTAACACTTTCATTTATATAATTAAATTCTTCTTCAGTAAGATCTTTAATAGGTATTTCATAATTTCCATGACATCTACCACAATTTCCTAGTTCATCTTCTTCTGTTTTAGTGATATCATATTCACAACAAGGACACCAAGCAGTTTCTTCTTCATTATATATAAATTCTATATCAAATATTTCATCTACCGTTTTATTAGAACCGGCTGCTTTTAACACACTAGTCAGTATTTCAGTCATAATATCTTTAGCATTATTACTTACACTTGCAAATATCTCTGTACTTGAATTAGTAATAACATCTATATATGAATGGAACGGAATTCTTATTTCTTTCATTTTTCTCCTTTTAACCTAAATGATATCTTCGACAATTTGTAAAAAGATCTGCTATAGCCTCTTGTAATTCATAAGGTATAGAATTATCATCTGTACCTTCAATTAGTATATAATTTTTCTTTTTATTAGGAATGTTTAATCCCCACCCCTTATATTCTTTTAAAATGTCTTTTCCTAACATTGTTCTTATAGTTAAAATATTTTGTATTTTAACATGATCATCTAGGCCATGATAATGGTTATTTTCAGATCTATTGTATATACTCTTTAAATCTTTTAAGGTTTCTTTCAAAATATCAAATACCATTTTCTCTGATTTATCAGTATCACTTACAAATAATTCAGTAGAACTATTGGTAATTACATCAATAAAACTATGCGTTTCTAATAAAAATAAATTTTTCATTTTAACAATCTCCTATTTATTTTGTTAATAATTGTTTATGCCTTCCATTTCAAAAAGATTAAAAATACGACTAATTATGTTACTATATTCTTTCTCTTCTTTTTCAGTTAGATTCTTTGGTTTAATAATAAGTTCTCTTTCAAGCCCATATTCACAGTTATAATAACTGTAGTATCTATCTGCCTCTTCTTCTGTAGGATTAATAGTACCATAACTTGCTTCAGTTCCACATCTAGGACATGGTTTACCTTCTTCTCTTACTAGATCTTCAGATTCCCCTCCACATACATAACAATCTTTCTCTTCATATTGAAGAGTAATATCAAAAATCTCTTCAACTTTTTTATCACCACCACCTAAAGTAATAATTTCCTGTAAAATATCTCTTATACCTTCAACTGAATTACTTGCAGCACTAACAAATATTTCAGTTGAACTATTTGTTATTACATCTATCGTACTATGTATTGGAATTCTTATTTCTTTCATTATTAAGCCCTCTTTAATTTTTAATTTTATTATATAATAATATATGAATAATGTCAAGATTTAATTTCTTCGTCGTCAGACATTGGTGATATTTCATTTTTATGTTTAGCTTCTAAAATATCAACTTCATTTTTTAACATTTTCTCTAAACCATCTTCATCAATTAATCCCTTTTCTATAACTAATTTTTTTAAAACATTAAGAGATATAATCAATTGATTAGTATTATTTACACTATGAGTATGAACTTGATTTAAGGCTTGCATTAAATAATTATATTTATCATTTAAATCTTTTAATTTAAATCTAGTTTGTGTTTCTTTCATGAATATTCTCCTATAAATTTTTTATTTTAAAGTATTTAAGCCCAGTTATATTCAGCCCATTTTTTCCAAGAGAAACCACAGTAACAATCTGGCCAATCTCTATTGGCTTCGTCTGGACTCAAATAATCGGCTTGATAATCAGCAGGCTCAAAACATATTGGACATATAGGTGTTTGAATTATTACTTTTGTACCAGGAGGAACCATTTTTTGCAGGTATTTCAAGATTTAATATTTCACCATCTTCTATATCACCTTCTTTAGGTATACTTGTCATCCATCTTGGTCGTGTTAAATCACATGTATCCCCATCATAAAAATCTGGTTCCATACGAAATGTTTCTATATTTTCAAATTGTACTTTTAGTGTAGAATAATCTATTTCTTTCTTTTGACACATAATTACTCCTCCTATTTAAAATCCGAACAATTCTTTATATTTTGAAATTCCTTTTGTTTCTAAATAATATTTATCTAACATTTTATTTTGCTTATTTATTATTTCTTCTTTCTTTTGTTTATTTTGAAAAATGTCAATAATTTGGTCTCTATCTTCTTTCCAATCGTCTTGTAAAAATACTTTAGAATCATCTTTATATGTTACTATATTAGAACAAATACTTAATATATCAGCACTAGCATAATCTAAACATTTTATATTTGATTTACATTTATTAAAAGGATTATTTAATAATGGAGCTAAGCCAAAATCGGCATTTAATTCCTTTAAAAAAGATGGAAATGATTGTATAGATCTCATCCAATTTATTATTTTTACTTTAGGAGCTATATCTTTGAACCAATATGGAATATGATCTTTAGATATTCCCATAATTAACCAATCAAATTCCTTAGTAGTATTTTTTATTAAATCTAATATTAAACTAAAATCTCCTTGATCATGTAGACTAAAATGTGTAGCAGATCCTGCCCATAATACTGTAGGTTTATTATTTTCCTTTTTTATAATTTCTTTAGTAGGTCTGTATATATATTTAGGAACATAATTTGGTATTACTTTTACTTTACATGTTCCTTTAAAAGTCTCAATTTCTTTCTTTAATTCATATGTAGTTACTGTAAAAATATCAACTAAATTTACTACCTTAGATACATTTTCTTTAATAAATGGTTGATTATAGAATTTAGAAGCTGCATTATAATTAGGTACATTAGTATAAAGATCATCTACATCATATATAATTTTATATGGTAAATTATTTTTATCTCTAATTTGTCTTATTAATTCTATAAATTTTAATTGATCATTAGTTATCTGCCTTTGAAATCTTATAACTTTAGCATTAGCTAATAAATTTTGATCTATAAAAAATCTAGAAGATACAATACCTTCATATTTTTTTGATTGTCCATATGTACTATTTAGAATATCATTTGGAAAAATTGTTCTTATAGCACCACATCCTGAATGATCTGCTACATAATGTATAGTTAAACATGGTGTTATTGCTTTTTGTTTATTTGTTGACATAAACCCCGCCTCCATTAATAAATTTTTAATTATTTATTAAGGTTATTGTAAGGAAGGGTTTTATGTCTTTAAATTATAGGATTAATATTCATTTTAAATATCATATATATCCTTTCTTAATTTATATTTACCATTTACCAAATAAATCTCCCATTTCTTTTGACCTCATAACTTGTTCTCTATCTTCTTTACACTGATTATTATATCTTTTTTTCTCTGATACCCACCAATACATGGGCAATATAAAAGCCAATAAAAATACAATTATTGCTAAAATTATCCAAATTTTCATTTACCTTTTACCTTTAAGTTATATATTCAGAATTTATAATATTGATATCTTTAGGTGTAATATCTCCATCTAATCCAAATACTATATCAGCTTCATCTTTATTTTCAACTATATCACCTCTAGAAACAGCATGAGTCATAAATAAATCATAAAGTATAGGTTTATTATTTAAAGATGTAACAGCTTTAAGAATTTGCTTAATAGAAGCTCTATTAGATTCTACATTATTACAACTTCTACCCCAACCTCTATAATGCCAACTTTTAGGAACTCCCTTTGTAGCCAAATCTACCCAAATGGCTTCTCTAGTTTTTAAATCAAAAATTACAGGTATAGCATTTCTAGAAGCTGTTTGTAAATCTAATTTAGAAATTACTGTTTTTGGGTCGTAAATTTCATTGCTTTGTGGTTTATTTCTATGTCCAGATGAAGTTGAATTAGTTCTAATTTCAACTTGGTCTACTTTGTGAATACCTAATACAAAATCTTTAGGTGGGATAAAAACTCCCACTTCATCTCTATCTGAATTAGGCCCAGCTAATCCATACATATGAGAGCCAGTAATAGTTTTAAATATCATATTATTTTTAGCAATTTCTTCTAAATCCATTTCACTCTCCTAAATAATTTCTAGATGTTCTAATGCTAATTTTAAAAATTCTATAGATGGTTTCTTTTTAAAATTTAAAAGTTGATTTATTCCCATCCAACCAATATATCCACCATTACAATAGAAAGCCTTTGTTACATCTAAAATACTTAATTTATATGCGGAATCATGATCATATAAATTATTCCAATGTTCTTTAATTTCTATCCAAAAATTATTCTTTTGATATCTATTAAAAGAAGCTCCCTTATTATTTTTTATTTTTTCTTCAGTCCAGCTATGTATAGGAGTATGCCCTAGTCCCATTTCTTTAATTTTTTCTTTATCAAAAACATCTCCCTGTAAATGGATAAACCCATTATCTAATAAAAAGTTTGGTATTTCTGTATCATATGTTAACACTTCAATCTCCTATTGTCAATCATATTCCAATTATCTGGTTTACTTTCCATTATTTTTATAATTTCATCTATATGATAAGGATAATAACTATTTGTATTTACTCCAACATCCAATATTTTACCAGTCATATCATAACTATCTTTTAAACTTCCATGTTCATGCCCATGACAATGAAAACTACCATAATGAGATTTTTCCCAAGCATACATTGGATAATGAGAAAGTACAATAGTTTGGTTTCTAATTTTAATATTTTTAATTTCACTTATTGAACAAAATAAACTCTTTAAGAAACTAAAGCTTTGTCTATCATGATTTCCTCTAATTAAATGCCATTGACCGTTTAGTTTTTTTCTAATATTTTCCCATTCTTTAGTTCCACCAAAACAAAAATCCCCAGTAGAATAAACTATATCCTTAGAATTAACAATTTCATTATGTCTTTCTATCATGATGTCATTCATTTCTTCAACAGATGAAAACGGTCTATTATCATACTTCATAATATTTTTGTGACTAAAATGGTGATCACCACAAATAAATATTTCACTCATTTACTACCCTCTTCTATCCAATGTTTATCACATAATTCACTATGAAATTCTGTCCAATAAGAATCTTGTGAAGGATCCCAATTACCTGTATTGCCTTTATTGTCTTTTATTACACAATCTTCCAGATGTGAACAGGCTGCTTGTATACGATCTATTGTCTTTTGTCTTTCTTCTATTTCTTGTCTAAGTTCTAAAATTTTATTTATCATTTATTGTCTTTCTCACAATTACAAAATGTACACATAGTTTGCATATTATCTAATTTTTCACTTCCACCTTTAGATTTAGGAATAATATGGTCTTTGGTCATAAGAACTTCTTCTCCTTTATCATCTATAGCATATAAATTTAAATGATAAGGAGCCTTATCATTAGTTACTCTTTTCTTAGAAATTATTTTTTTATTCTTTTTTACTTTATTTACTTTATAGTGTCTTTCTTTTGCAAAATATTTACCTTCTATCCCACAAACAACACATTTAATACCTTTATTAAGAAAAGTCCTATATCGCATAGAAGATAATTTGATAGAATCTCCATCTAATATAAATTCTTCTTTATTATCTAACATTAAATTAAAAATTGTATCTGGAATATAAGTTTCTTTTCTTTCTAATTTTTGCATTTATCAATCTCCGTTTATTATTTTTAAATAATATTATATTTAATATAAATTAAAAAGTCAAGAAATAATTTTTAATTTTAATTTTTTACTTTCTAAATACTTTAATGGGTCACGAACATTATCTGTCTCAAGAATTATTCGAACTTCATCTGTTGCTTGTATAGTAAACATATCATCATATGTGATAAATATATCTTTATTATATCTTTTAGCTATATCAAAAAATAATTTACAATCATTAAAACCTATATCACCATCGCCATCACAATAACTTTTAATTCCATTGTTTTCCATTTCCAATATTAATTTTCTAGCCTTTAAAATCTTATTTAATTTATTAATAGCCATAATATATAATCTCACTTTCCTCTATTTATTAAAATATTTTTAGCAATATCGCTAGCTTCTTTTCCTTCATATTGGCAAGGATAAGAATCTTTAAGAATTTTCATAACTTTTCCCATATCTTTCACTGAACAAAAAGTTTTATCTTTAATAATATTGTGAATAACTTCTTTAAGTGAATCTCCTGTTAATTGAATAGGCATATAATATTCTAATAATTTTTTCTCTACTATAAACTGTAATCGAGATTTAGTTAAAAAATATTTAGAATCTATATTATCTATAATATTTAAAGTATCATTGATACCCTTTAAAAAAGATTTAATTACATTAAGAACTTCAATATCTGTAGATTCCCTATTACTATCATTTTTACCAATCATAGAAGCTTCACTATATAAAGTAGCTAAAAAAGTAGCCTTAGTAACCTGATTTTCTTTTCTAGCTTTTATCATATCATTTCTAATTTCTTCTAAAAGAGTCATCTATTATTTCCTATTTTTAAAATGATTATCTATCATTTCTTCTAGCATTTCATTTGCTGCTACCCTTGCTGCCTCTGCTGCCCATGCTGCCCATGCTGCCTCTGCTACCCTTGCTGTCCATGCTGCTGCCTCTGCTGCTGCCCTTGCTGCTGCATC